AAAGGTCACTTTGCATCCTCCAGTTTTTGAACGCGGGAGTCGAGCCGGATGACAACCGGAGTGAGAATGGCGACGATACCGGCCAGCATTTCAAGGCGGTTGTCTAAGCGATCGATGCGGGCCGTGAGGCGGGTTCCAAGATCGGCAATCTTCTGATCGAAGCGCCGCTCCATCCCTTCCAAGAGCCCTTGAATCTGATTTAGTAGTTGATCGTTATCCATGGTTAGAGACCTTCCTTTTGGGTTTGAATCGAGGTCGGCTGCGGGTTGGGATCGGAGGTCCGCTTGTCGGCTGGTGCTTGCACTGGCTTACCCGCGAGCGCTTTACACTGGTGAAACTTCAGTGTCCAGTAGTAGCAGTTGCAATTCATGAATTGATTTTGCCATGCTTCCGAAAGCAAGTCAAGATGCTTTCGGTAGTATTGACAAATAAAATTGCCTTAGCTATACTTCCGAAAGCATTGTATGATGGTACAGGATGAGCAAGAAACCAACCAAGAAGAATTCAGCCGCGCAGTCATTGACGGCGATGCGGAACAGGAAGTTGAGCCCGGAGCGGCGCCGCGAGATTGCGCAACAGGCAGCTCGGACGCGTTGGGGTCCGGCGCGGGTTGCGTCTACTTCATCCGAAGCCCAGACGGTGCTTTCGTGAAAATCGGTTTCACTGCCCGTTCTGTGCTGTCGCGTGTGACACAAATAGGGCAATTACTCCCAGGTATGAAGCTATTGGGATATATTCCAGGAACGCGCGGTACGGAGCGCTGGCTTCATGGCAGATTCACCCACGATCACGAACGCGGGGAATGGTTCCGGTGTTCAGATGCGCTCATGTCCTTCATTGCTCAACTTGGTTTAATGGTGGTTGATCCGGTCATTCAGAAGGCCAGAAACCCACACCCGTTAAAAGGGAAGAAAAACGCGGCCGCTGTCGCGCTCGGCAAGTTGGCCGCATCAAAGCGCAGCCGCGAAGACTTCGCCGAAGCTGGGCGCCGCGGCATGGCTTCGCGCTGGGGAAAACGGAACGGGACAGCCGCCGCGCTCGAAACAGAAACAGAGCTCGCTGAATCTACAAGCCAAACAAAAAAGAGAAAACCGCTCATCCCGGCGAGCAAGATCTACAACGGAACAGTCTGATGCTAAACGCTCACTTCAAACCTCTCCAATTGTTCACGGATGATTTTCAGTTGTTGGGCTCAAGGCTGGGAACTATTTATGCTCGGCATTGCGCGGGGGCTGTATGAAAAACCGGCTGTTCATGGAAACGACGAAGGTGCCAGCGAGTCAAAGCGCCGCCGAAATCGTAGCTCAACTTGTGGCCCACGGCGCGAAGTCCATCAACACAGACTATGAAGCGGGAAAAATCGTCGGACTACGATGGATCATGCGAATCAACGGCCTGGATATTCTCTTTGACATGCCAGCGCGAGTAGATCCGGTGTTCAAACGATTACAGCGCGAATCTCCGGGCCACAATAACGAACGGCTCCGCGAGAAAGCGGAACGGGTCGCCTGGCGTCAACTTCTACGCTGGGTACAGGCTCAAAACGCCATGATCGATATTGGCATGGCCCAGACTGCCGAAGTCTTCATGCCCTACATTGTCCTGAATCCCTCTACGAATCAGCGGCTCTTTGATTCGCTCATGGAAAACCAGATGAAGATGCTTCCAGCGGCAAAACAGTAATGGCTTGGCTCCCCAATCCGATAATCTGCGACGTGTGCGGAGTCCAAAAGCAGCCATCGAACCACTGGCACTATGCGGAAATTCGTCCTTATTCCGCAGCGGAAGAAAATCCGTGCTTTCTGCTTTGGCCGTGGGACTATCCGGCCGAGGATCGCTCAAAGCCCTACAAGCACATCTGCGGGCAGGCATGCGCAATTCGATTGCTGAATGAATTTATGGGCGGGTCGGGGAATCCGCCGGAGCCGGTGCCTGCCATAAAACCCGATCCGCCTGCGCCGCACTCCGATTGGGAGCGAGTCAAGAAATCGGTTCGGGAATCTGTTGCCGATGCCGCGCTGAAATCGACACTCGCCGCGCTCCCCACAGAATAAAACCTTGGCGGACAGCACGACGGCGGTTTACCCCAAAATCTCAAACCAACCGGATAGACCAAAAATCTCCAGCTAGGTTCGAATCGGTCAAATACGCATACGGCATCGTGAAAAATCCGTTCATCCCCCAATCCTTCCCCCAGGAATTCTGCAGTAGAAACGTCTGGCTTGCATTGTCGTACCCCAAGCACAACACCGCATGGCCGCCGATCACTTGCTCACTGGGCCCTGGCATCGGCACGTGTCCGGAGCTCGCTACGGCGTCCGATTGGAACGAATCGTACACCGTGAATCCCACGATGAACGGGAAGCCGGCCGCGAGGCAGGTTTGCATCTGGTTCAGGTCGGGGTCCAGGCTCAAATATTGTTTGACGAGTCCTAGCTTGGCTTCGAGGTAGCACTTTCCCCACGGCACGTCGTCAAAAGCATGCTCGTACCCCCACTCTGTTTCAGGACAAACGCCTTGGAATACGACGCTCTTGATGCCGTCCCGGATCTGGGCGCCGGAGTCGCTCGAGACGCTTCCTTCCATGACCCGCTCGTTGTAGTAGATGAATAGCCGCGAGGGGAAGATTTCGGGGAGCTTCTGTTTCTTCTCCTCGTAGACGATGGCTGCCGCGATCGCTTGGGCTGTGCAACTTCCCAGTTGCCCCTGGTCGTAGATTGGGCCGGCGTTTTGACGGAGTGAGACGGCGAAGGGAAGGGCGATGCGCGCAGTGAGTCGCCCATACTTGTGGTCTCTCTGGTCTGGGATATCTCGTATCCATCCGAATCGTTTAGTAGTCATGAATTCTCCTTTTTAGTTTGAATCGAGGTGGGATGCGGGTTGGGGTGGGAGGTCCGCTTGTGGGACTGTCTCGATCAGGACGGTATGGGCATTCGTTGCGGAATTTGGACAGGGTGTTACGCGGTCATCTTGGTTGAACCGCTGGTCACAAAGAATGCAACGATAGTTGACAGTTGTCGTCTCGTCGTGAAGAAAGCATGTCACCGCAATTCCTCGCCGTCGTCGTCGTTCATGCATCCCATCTCGTGGCCGTCTTCCGGGTTGCCCGCGCAGCAAGAATAATCGCGAGATACTGGCTCAGCGGCCGCTGCCAGCGCTTTCCCAACCGGCAGGCTTACCAGCATCAGGGAACGAGGCTGCAACTCTTCCACGGCCCGCAATGCCGCCGCCTCGTCGCAGGGAGTCATGGAGTAGATCGCCCCGACGCCGAACAGCTTCGAGTAGCCGATGGTGGCCGCTTTCTTGACCGTGGAGCCGGGCGGTACCCAGGTGCTCGAATCGTTTTCGGTCTCGACGTAGGTCCCGCTTTTGGTGACTTGCTCCCGTTCTTTCAGCGGGGGCACGTCGCAGCGGAACATACAAGCGGTCCCGTAGTATTCTGTCTTGACGAATCCGGCGTACTTCTGATGGCCGAAAATCTCGAGAATGGCCCAGCCTTCGTAGGTGCTGTTTTCGTTCATTTCGTTTTCATCCATTCGACGCCGGCCGGGGTGACACGTGCGCCGTAATCGCCAAACATCACGATATTGGCGTCTATGCCGGTGAACGTCATAGCCCGCAATTCTTCCGTGTGCGGATTCTGTTCAATGCGGGCGTCGAGGTCGCTTACCAGGTTTGCGGTGTCCTTTACTGTCCCGACTTTGAGTGCAACAGCGGCTCCTTCGCCGAAGAAGGGTACCGGGTCTACTTGCAGAAATCTTCCACCGTCGATCAGAATAGCCAAGGTGTCACCGAATACCCATGCTCTCTGAACCTTGCGCCCTATCAGCGGAATAAGTTCGGGGGGCTGCTGTCCGTTCCATTCAAGCACGGTCGTGCGGCTCATAAGAAGGGCAGAATGAGAGGCGGTCAACCTCTAAATTGTCTTGGACTGCAAAATGCCATTTACTACTAGTGTTTCTTCCGCTGTGGCGTCCACTAGTGTGTAGTCTGCTGTATCGGCGAGTCGAATGGAGTCGATCACGCCTATCTCGATGACGTCGCCGTTGGCGTTTTTCTTGACGTGCAAGACAAGTAGTCGCCGGGGTGGGACTCCTGAAAATCCTCCGGAGGTGATTACGTTTCCGTACTTCAGTTGGTTGAATTCGCTGTTTGTCATAAATCGTTCCTTTTGTGGTTGAATTCGGGCTGTGTTTTAAAGTTCTGGCGGGATGCCCGCTTGTTGGCCTCCCGTATCCGCTGCTGGGTCGCCCGCATCTTGGCCGCCGTGCGTTCCAAACGCTCTGACTTGTAGGGATGCCATTTAAAATAGAGAATGCGTGAAATCTGCCGGTCGGTTAATTCAGCCGATGAGCGGACCATGCGCCGAAAACCTTTATCCGCAGCCTCCATTCAAACCCTCATCTCTGAAACAAAATCGTCACCAAGTCTCCCGCTTGAATCGCTCCAGACGGGTACGTTACGATCACGTTGCCAGATTGCGTGTAATCGCATGGCGCGGGCGCGGGGGGAACTGGCGCACAATTCAATCCTGCACGCTGCAGAAGTCCGTTGCGGTAGACCAACACGAACGAGCTGCGGGCCGATACAGGCGTTGAAAATGTCGAATCCCCGGCGTTGGATGGCGGAAAATCATCTCGCTCCAAGGTGAGCCCGTATGATTGGGTTACGGTCGGACCTTGGGCTTGGATGGTTCGAACTCCATCCCGTCCGAACCAGGCGAATAAGGGAACGAGGATCAGCCAAAAGAAACGTTTCATGGTTTGGGTTCACCTTTCGTTTGCGGGTCGGGCGCGGCCTCAGTGTTTGAATTCAGGCTCGCCGCAAGGTCTTCGGTGGGAGGTCCGCTCGTCCGCTGCAATGCGCCTGCTACGGTGTCGGCGTACGCGTGTAGATACCTTGCGGCGCTGGGGCCATCCATAATGTTTTCGATGATCGTCTGCGCGCAGGATCGAAGACACGCGGCAATGCCGGCCGGGTCTGGATCATCGCCGCGCAACGCCGATCCTGAATCGGGCAGACTGGTCAACGGCGGTTTATCACTCAGAATCGGGCTGGCTAAAGGTGAGATTCCTTCATCGCCAGCGCGCCACGTAATCAGCCGTGCGAGTTTCAGCTTCTCCTCGTACTGCTGAATGAGGGCTTCTAGTTGGACGATGCGGGCTTCGGCTTTCCCGGCGCGTTCTTGCCAGTCGGTCATAATTTTGGCTCAAATGGGAGTGGACCGAGCGACTCAACCTTTGTAGTCGGGTCTTGGTTCGGTAGTGCGTGACGGATGATCGTGTAGTTCGTCGGCACGGGATCTCCCAGCGCTGGAATGATAGCGACGTAAGCCGTTTGCCCCTGGTCGTTTTCCAGCGAGTGCGTTACCATAAATTCATTCCCTTGTTCATCCGCGATAATATCGCCGAATTGAAGTGAGTGGAATTCTTCGATGGTCATAGGTCGATGGAATCCTCGTTCCGCAAGCGCGCGTAATCCCTCAGTCCATCCCTCAATTGGTAGCTCCGGTCTGTCAACTGCCAGAGCCCTTGAGAGTCCTTCTTGAGGTCCAAATCCGGGTCGAAGCCTGAGACCTTCAGGAATTTCCAGCGCTTGTCATAGAGCCTTGCTGCGCGCCGGCCGTGCCATCCGTGATTGACCAAACCGGGCACGTAGCCAACGTTTCGGCGAATGTGCTTTTCCGCCCGTTCTTGCCACTGGTAGCAGAGGTATTTGTACCGCTCCGGCATTTCCTTTGCGAGGGAGTATTCGACGTGTCCGACGAGGGCGCACGCCATGTGATAATCTCCAGATCCCAGAATTCCGAAATCGATCAAGCCGCCTACTTTGTCGAGGGCATCGACGCGGGCCGCCCAGCAGAATCCGGGGTGTGTGAACTTCCAGGAGATCGGGCCGGCCTTCTCGGGCAGCATGGAGTAGTAGCACATGGGGCTTACGCCATCGGCGGATGAGGTTTGAAACTGGGTTGCCCAGTCCCATCCGTCCGGGGCGTCGTGAGGGTTTGGCCGGTCGTTGGCGTAGCTCCACATAAAACCGGGTGTGGTTTTCTCATCGATCGGCTGGCCTTCCGGGCCCAAGTTCTGAGCGTGAGAAAACATCTGGACGAAATCGTAGTGCTGGAGCTGATGGAGGGTTTCTTGCGCGAAGTCGGGCCGGGCGAATTGAATATCCGCATCGATCCACGCCACATACCGCATTTCAGGGTAGAGCCGCCGCGCGTTGGCGATCAGCAGATTCAGGCCGTTCTCTTTATGCCAGAGCTCATGTTTCGTGCGGAGTTGCAGATGGTGCGGATTCCCAGGGTCGGTGATTTCAAAGTGCCTCTGGCCGAATGCGATTTCACACGTATGCAGGATGGCTGAGGAGTCGAGCACGCGCTTGGCGTATTCCCGATAAAGGTTGTACCGGCTTCTGAATCTTGGAGGATTCGAGAGAACCGTCATGACGTGGAGCTTATCGGGGAGTGGCCAGATTCCCGGTTTGGCGTGGCTGTAATCGTCGATAAAACTGTCGGGGTGGGGAGTTGGGGTGTGCCTCCTGAGGGGGGAGTGGTCAGGGTTGGTCGAATGATCTGGTAGGAATTTGAAGGGGTCGGCCATAGGATTTTACGTGTTTGAATTCGGGCTGTCGCTCTCGTTGGGATCGGAGGTCCGCTCGTCCGCTGCGCCTTCGCCTTCGGGTTCAGCGGCGGCCATCTGGATTGCTTCTTCGGGAGTCTTGCCGCATCCCAACAGTTCGTTCTGGTCGGATCTGTGGCTCTTGTAGATACGGTATGGCTTACCGTCTTCGAAGTTCGGGAAGTTCGCGAAGAATAAATTCCAATCGTGCTTTTGCAGTAAGGCTTCTATGTTCATGGTTTTCTCTTCCCCCATCTGGCCCTTGCCGCCTTTTGCGCTATTTCCTTGCGCTTCTTGGCGCTCAGCTTTGAGTTACGTATCGAATTCATCGCCTTCGGGCTGTCCTTTTTTGATTTCACTAGTTGGGAAAAGTCTAGCATGCTTCTGAAAGCATCGCAAGGGGGAGATTTTGCGCTACAATTCTAACAGAAAAGGAGAATTCAAAACGTATGGGAAACGATCCTACGCCAAGCAACTATCCGAGCAATCCAGTCATCGACGCCAGCGCGCCAATCGTGCAACTGTGGGTTGATTTCACGCTTCTAGTGGTCAGTATTCTGGATATTTTCGGGTAGGGGTTTGACCGCCTCTCGTTCTGCGCGTCTAAGGGGCGGTATAATCTGATCGTAACAGATGTTTTCGACGTGAAAAAGGATCAAACGAACATGCTCACTTTGATGCTGTTTATATTTGCGTTCGTGCTGGCGCTTGCGCTTCAGCCGTTCGCTCCGCGCGGGCGTCCGCTGCTCGCGATGCTCGGCTTTTGCCAAAAGGCCGGCAAAACTCCAGCGCTGCGGGTCTCGATCAAAGAACGCTTTCGGGTCCGTTCAGCGCTGTCCACACTAATGAAAGCTTTTCGCGGTATCGTCTTCGCAACGGCGGGCGGTACATCCGGCCAATCAGCGCCGTGCCTCGGCTGAGGCGTGAGGGTAAAATCTAAAGCAAGTTCACTCCACCGGGCGGGAATTTTTCCGCCCGGTTTTTATTTGCGCAGGATGAGAGGCGGTCGGTCAATCACTTAACGAATTAAATATATAGAAAAGTACTAAAGCTCCCAATCCCACAAGCCCAATCGTAGCCCAATCTATCGATCCTGCTGGAGAAGTATCGGGCGGGAGCCCGGTCGTTGGATCGATGGCGGGTAGTCCCGTTGTCGGATCGATGCTGGGCGCGGCCGTCGATCCGAGCGCGTTTAAGGGGGTATTCGGGTCGATGCCGACTTGTCCAGCCACGAAGGCAGCGTAACTCTGCGGATCGTTTCCACCTGATCCGCCTGGCGCGAATCCCGCGTACACTCCTGGTTTACCGGCGAAGAATTCCACCAGCGTGAGGCCGCGGCTGATGTTCAGATTGATCTGCGAGTATAGGGCGTCCCAGCCTGCTTGCAGGGTTGGAAACTGGGCATAGCCGTTTACGATCGGATTCGATCCCCAGGAGCGCAAGTTTCCCGGATTGTTATTTCGGTACGACAAGGCGTTGGGGTTTCCGCCTGATTCGACACTGGCGATGGATTGGGCTATGGAATCGGTTAAGCTCATAAATCCTTGTTTTTGGCCGCGTTAGTGGGTGACGGTTTGGGCGCTTGGCGCGCGGTGGCATCGTTGTCGATCTTATGCGCCGTGAGGTTGGTATCCACTTCCAGGGTAGTTGGAACAGCGGGAGCAGCGAGAGGGCGCCGGAGCTCCCCTTCGGCGATTCCCGCCATTCGGCCCGATACTTCCCCTTCCAGATGTCCGACTTTGCGAGCGCTTGCCATGAAAGCATCCAGTCGCGAATTCACCGCCAGGTGCGTTTCCTGCGCCTTCATGAAGGTCATAATGACGCCGGTCGTCGTGCTCAGAAAGCCGATCACGGTCGCGATGAGAACGCTATTGTCCTGAGTCGGGCGCAGCGAGGTCAACACGAGGATGGCGATCACTCCCAGGCATGCCATGAGTACGCCGGTGAGGGCATAAGGCCAATTGGAGGGTGGGTTCTGCTGAGATGGTTGGGGCATGTCTTCGAAGGTGATGAGCATCATAAGTGGTAAACCGCCGTCCACCAGTATGCCAAGGTTTCCAGCTCTGGGAGCGCGGAGATAGTCGCCGCGTAATGCCGAGTACGGCCCGTAAATCCGCGTTGAACCCAAACCCTCATTTTACTCACTGCGCAAAAGCGGAATTCGATCCCGTACTGGTGGAACTTGCTTGCTGCAACGCTCCGAAACTCAGAGCGCCCGACTGCGAAAGCCCCGGAAGCGCTCCAGGTGTAGCCGTTCCTTTCGCCGCCGCCCCGCCGCCCGCCGTGGAATTCAGAGTGAAATCGTGCGTTCCGGCGTTGGTGAACGGACTCGCTGTCAGGGTCACGTCCAATGTGTTCGTGTAGGGGTTAGCTGCGTTGATCGGATTCGTTGTTCCTGTATCGTCGGCGTTGTTCCTTGCGGCTGTCGTGTTCCCGAAATAAGCGTTACCGTCCCACTGCGGGAACTTTCCCCAGCCTGGATTGACGTTGTAGCCGTTCAGTCCATAGCGGGCGTTGGAGATCAGCAGATTGTTGCGCGCCGTTGAATCGGACCCGAGCGAAGCGTTATTAGTGAACTGGATTCCATCCTGACCATTATTGTAGATAGTGTTGTTAAAAATGACGTTTATGCCTGAATTGTTCACCAAAATGCCCTGACTCGACGCGCCGGAATTGTTCGCAATCACGTTGAAGCTGGCCATCGATCCGCCTCCCGCCAGCACGATTCCCGATCCGGTATTGTCGTGGATGTAGTTGCGCTCGATGGAATTTTGAGCTCCTCCGCTATTCACGGCGCCATTGCCGGCGCTTGCGGTATTGGCGGTGATTTCCGAGTCCATCAGCCTGGACGTGCCGTTGGCCAGATTGACGCCGATAGCCAGGCAGTTCTTCACCAGCAGGTTTCGTAGCACCGAATGCGAATTGATGCGCGCGCCGAGCGATCCGGTCAAGCTATTGCAGTCGATCACGAAATTACTGATCCACCATCCTTGCCCGTTGGTTCCGTCGAGGGCCGTGAGATTGGAGTTGGTTGTGAGTTGGATCGTCGCGCGGCCCGTGTCGGTGCGGCTGGTCGTATAGCCGATGAGTTGGTTGGGCGGTGCGGCATTGGTTGGCGTGAACTGATTGGCGAGCGTGAGATTCGCCGTGATGGAATAGGTAGCCGTGGCCTTCACGAAGATGATATTCTGCGCGGTCATGACCGCAAGGGCCTTGCCGATCGTGGCCAGCGCGCCGCCGATGTTCATCGTCATGCCGGTGGAAGCGGCGATGGAGGAGTCGATGGTGATGGTGGTCGCGTTCGTGAAAGCGGTCACTTGCTTCCAAACCGCTGTAATGCTACCCGTCCCCCCGGAAAACTCCACGATGTTTCCAACGATGGCCGCTGAAAAATTCCCCGTAATGCTGGTGATGGTGGTTGTTCCGATCGCTACCGCGTCAGTGGTGGAAATGTTGACCGTGGCGGATTGGCAAGAGGAGCAGGCCGCAGCGTTCTTGTTGTTGAACTGGGACATGTCCGTCCCGGTCGCGCCTTGCACGAAGCCGCCGCCGTTGGTGTCGCTCGAAACCGTGCGGACTTCCCAGGCAGTGTTGCTCGATATGGCAGCAAAGCACGGCGCAGAGATTAGAATAAGAAACAATCCCTTCATCACTGACACCAAATCTGCCCGGTTACCCGTGTTACCGTTGTAGCCGTTGCGACCGAAAATCCAAACACATCCCCAGTCGAAACCGCCGCCGTCCATCCTGATCTAGAACCATTTTGCGCCAGTTGCGCCGTGGAGAGAGTTAGCGGAGCCGACGCGGAAATCTTGTTGCCTGAAGTCGGAATCGCCCCGGCCGCTTTCCAAACATCCACGGTAATCGAACCGGATTGATCAGCCGAGATATCCCAGCGGTTTATGGTACAAGTGAAATCCGCTGTCGGGTAGACCTTCGCATCCCCAAGGACGATGACCGAGCCGCCGCCGTCGATTACGAAGCTTATGGAGTGGAGTTGAGAACTTCCTGCTCCCGCACAGGTGGTGCCGTTGTCGATGAGGCTTCCAGCGGCACCGACTTTCACGCAATTTCCAATTGTAAACGCTCCCGTTATCCTGCCACGCGAGACGAATGATGGCCCTTGCGCCTGGCCGGTCAGAGCAAAGAAGCAAAGAAACAGCCAGATTAATTTGTGGCGATCCATGAGATGCTCTGACCTCCCGCTGTCGCGATGACGAAAATGAGATTGGTGTTCGAAACTGGCCCACAATAAGCGTCTCCCGGCGCTAGTTCCATTCCTGTAGACGTCGTAATTCCCGTTGGACCGATGTAGACCGATGCGGTGTTGGTCGAAAGCCCTTTAACGCAGATATTCTTCGCTGCTCCTGAAGTCAGAGCCACAGCCGCATTCGTCACTGCCTGCTGAGCGGAGCGTACCGCGCTATTGCCTGAGAGTTGTACCAAAGGTCCATGTGTTTCATCGCCTGGCGCTTGCGAAAAATGATTTCCATCCGCAGTAGTGATAATCGGCAAACTGTAAATACCCATCCCCCCTAGCATGTTGCTCGATTGCAAGAATGGCATGCTGGTTGTGGTTCCTAAATCGGGTGGCTGGGTAGTTCGTGCCCCTAGTATCAGCCCCCCGAAGAAATCGACCAGGAGTGGCTCGATATTACCTGCATTCGTATCGAGCCCTGCTACCAGCACTGGAGGAGTCGTAGGCGGGCTTCCTGAGGCAGTGGGACCGATTACCGGGCAGGGATTAGGGCAGCCTGTTCCGGCCGGCGCTCCGCTTCCCGAATTTGGATTCGTTTTGAAGCCGTGGAATTCCGCCGTCAAGTACCCGGCTCCCGTGGTGGTGATCTGAACCCGCACGTAAGGAAAGTACCCGGTAGCTCGAATCTCGCCCTGGTTGGTTGCCGTGGTGGGATTCACTGAGCCGGTTACGATCGTGCCGGCGAACGATACGAAGGTTCCTGCCGCTCCTGCCGTTGTCAAAGGAGCGCTCTGAAGCAATACGGAGACCGTAGCGAAGCCAAATGAAGAGTAGGTGACTACCCAGCCGTCGCACGCTGCGAATCGATTGTCGACCGTCGCGCTGTTGAAGGTTCCCGCCGTGGTGATCGCCGGTTGCAGGAATTTGCCGCAGTCCGCTTGAACGCTAGAGACGGGCTGGAGTTGCTGAGCGTAGGCTAAGGGGATGATGAGGAGTGCGAGTAAGAGAGTTTTCATGTTGTTGGGCTCGACAGTCGGTCGAGGGTTTCAGTACTGAAGTGCGCTGTGGCGTATTGCGCCCGCTGCTGATTCGGCGCATACTTGACGGGTGAACAATCCGATGCTGCAATCCTTTCTTTCGACCGCGCTGCCGATAGTGATCGCTCTTTCGACCGCGCTGCCGATAGTGATCGCCGTTCTTTTTGGCACGTGGGCGAATAATAAGCGGCTGGATGACTTCGCGCGCCGTCTGGATCGCATCGAAGGGATTCTTGATCGCATCGAACAGCGGTTAGCCAGCCAGGGTGAGCGGATAACTCGGCTAGAGGTTGCCAGGCATTGACCGCCCCCGCGCAATGCCGATCCTGAGCCTGCGTCGAATGTCGAGCCCAAACTAAGGTCCTCATCCCGTAGGTACGTAGAACCAACGGCCTAGGGCAAGAAATAGAACCAAAATCGGACACGCTGGTACCATTTCGCACGTCTCTAAGGCAGGAGAATAAAACGATGCTGTTAAACTGGTTCTGGAAATTGTACAATCGGCGGATGACAAAAGCGATTCTGAAACGGCTGGAAGCATGATCTGCGACGGGCCAAATGGAATCGAGGCCGTGACTAGCATGACGCTGCGCGATCAGTACGGAGAGGTCGAGGTCGGAATCGGAGACCTGTTCGAATACAAGGGCGCGACTCTGGCCGTCGTTTGCCCTGAGTTGAGCGCTTGCACGGCAGATATGCCAGTCATTTGCGTTCGGCTGAAGAGGGGCGTAATCGAAAAGGGCGGCCAACGGTTCGAAGCCAGCGAAGAGAAAAATAATCTGCTGTTCGACTTCAGTGGAGATCTGGTCGCCGGATTGATCCGAGAGCATCGCCTGATGACCTTCGACATTCCCGCCCCACCTGTCCAGCCTCCAGCACGGATCGAAAAGAAAAGCCCCCGCGCTCCCACCCGCAAGAAGGGCGCACAAGAGCACGGCCCAACGACTGGAACCCTGTTTTAGCCATAGTAAACCATGGCAGAGGCTCCTGCGATTCGTCCTAGGGGCTCTAATCGTCGGCATTTTACCTCTTTGGATACTGCCATCCCACTACAGCCGCATTCAGCCGGTCTGCAGGATCCAGTCTCCCGAGCGCCCCGGCGCCCAAACTTGCGAAGATTTGGACCCGTTGCAAGGAAAGCAAACGGATGTACCCGCCTACAAGCGCATGCGGGTTTCGCAGATCGTTAAGTGAAAAGATCACGTTTGAGAAATCCGGTATCCAGCGCTGACCCACCTGCATTCGCCAGATGACGTCGCCCGAGCCCTCGACGAAACCGGAACCCGCGACCGTCATCATGACATTGGTTCCGACTCCATCCCATCCGATGGGCATGGTGAAATCGAGAATTTGCGTATCGACGAGCTCCGCGGCCGGAAGTGGGATCGATCCGACTTTCTGCAGCCTCTCTCCCTCCGGTGGCATTTCAACCCAAGGTGCTTTCAGGTAGCGCTTTTTACGCATGGTCTGGCAGACCATTTCGAGTCCACCGCGGAGGATGATTTGTTCCCAGAGTTGGCATTCCTGGTTTAAGCAGTGGTTGAAGGCGTTGGGTTGTTCCCAGATTCGGTTTTGGAGGGAGAGGCAGGATTCGACTAGGGGCATGAAACCTCTTGGTGGTAAACCGCCGTCGTGCTGTCCGCGAAGGTTAAGGTAGAGGGGAGCGCGGTGGCAGTCAGTTGGAATTCTGGCCGGTCCGAACGGTCCATACGCTCGGTTGGGATGCGCTCGATCTCGATCATGATCACGATAGGTGTTCCGCCGTTCCATTCCGCGCGACGGGCCGCGAAGTGCTCCGCTACCAATTTTAGCGAAGAACACCATGAGCCCTTACGTAATCCAAACGCTCGGATGGATCGCAGCCGTTCTGTAGTGGTTCCGTGATAGGCGATCATGGGCACTCTCCGGCTTTCCGAATTCGAATTGGTCTGCGACCCGCTTCACCGATAGCGCGTCTCACCGCGCAAAGACTTCGATGAAGCCGAGCAGCCAGTACTACCCAACCTATAAACCGCTTCATCACGTACACTGAGCTCCTCTATCGATCATGTCACACGGTTCTGAAAAATAAAGCGCCAGTTGGCAATTCACAGGAACCGTATCCAGGTTTGCAATTTCCACCGAAAGCAATCCCGGTTTCACGAACAGCCGCGGCTGCGTCAAAAGGCATGGCGTCGAGCCCGAGGGGAGAACGATCCCGGCAACCGAAACATCCGGCCGCGGATAGACCGCCTGCGCGTTGATGAACTCGCTTCCAAACTGACATCCTGTCGCATCGTCGGTGATCTGAATTGAAAGAAGCGATGGCGCCGCAACTCCGAAGAAGTGGCCGCCTTCCACCGTAAACTTGTAGCAGGTGGCTCCCCACAAATACGAATTCGGCGTGATACGGATCTGCCGGTTGAACTGCCCTCGAGCCGGGATTGGAATTGTCAGATCGTCAGGCAAGACCCAGATTCTCTCCCGGTAGTTGTGCGCCCGCCTCAGGGGATCCAGTTGCCCCAGGAGCATGGCGATCGCACGGTAGGGTAAGTATCTGATTGAGGGGTTCAATGCCCAGCCGTCTACTATGTTGGTAAGCATGGCCGCCTTTGTGGTGAACCGCCGTCGCACATTCCGCGAAGGTTTCCGATTGTCGTGCGCGCGGAGACTGTCACCGCGCAATGCCGAGCACGGCCCGTCAATCCGCGTTCAGCCCAAACTAAAAGCACTTTCATAAACCCGATCATACTCCCTGCGCATTCTTTGGGCAGGCACCTTGACTAAAGGCAAAGAAGTAGAGCTGAGTATCGTTCGTCGTTTCCCCTGGAAGATTCGCCGTGACTACTACCCCCATGCCTAATGAAATCGGGGAGCCAACGGTCGGGCTTGTTGACGGAAACATCGGATCGGCCATAAAAACGAATGTTACCCCACTCCATCCCAATGCTGTAGCGCTCGGATTGGACCAGGCATTTTGCCCTGCACCGTCGACGCCACCAAGGCTGCTGGATACGTAGACCGTCGCAACGCCGCCCGGATTCCCGCCTATGTTAGGCAAGGCTTGTTCTGAAAAGACAGGCACATCGGCCGAGACCGCAGTGGAAAAAAAGCTAACAGGAAAACCGCGAATGTAGGCTACGCCGATGTTCCCGGCATACGAAATCGGGAAATTGATACCGGCGCTCGGATCGAGCGGCGCGACGACCACTACCGTAAGCAGGGCATTCGCCCCATTCAACGTTCGACTATTCACCGCGTTCGATACTGGGGGATTCTGAATCGTATAGAAAAAATGCGACCGTCCGGCGGTTCCCGAGACAACTCCCCCCAGATCGTAATTCAGAGTGGCGCCGGTCTGCGTTGCGTCGATGGGCGCCGCCGCGGACCATCCCGCGTTATAGATCGTATAGAAGATGCGGAGATAGGGTGTGCCCCCCACGGTTTCCGGCACGCCGGCCCAAGCGATGATCACCGAACCATCCGTGGCGCGGTAAGCCATGTGGATCTTTCCGCTACCGCCTTGCAAAGCATTAGGAAACGCCGGCCCTCCGGTGGTTTCAGCCCCCCATAGCCCTGTATCCATGTGGAAGATGGAAAACGCCAGGACGGGCGCGTCGGCTGAGTGATAATCCCACTTGACGTAAGCCACGAGGATGGTATTGGCATCCTGAAGCACCGCAGTGAGCGGACTTGTGGCCCCGGTGTTGGCCGTGTGGTTTGTCAGGGAGACTGCCGGCGCGTGCGCTGCGTCGATTTCCGCCCAGGTTGCCCCGTTGTCGATCGATTTCAGCATCCGGGCGTTCGACGGAAGCGGAGGCGGTACATTGTCGGCCCAGAGCTGCTGTAGCCCGTTACCTTCGCAGGGATTGGTTACCGGGATGTAGAGTGCGTTTCCGTTTCCCAGTTGAAAAACTCCTCCTGGATTAGAGAGCTCTCCAGTTGTACCGAAGAGCGCTGAGAGTATCTTCACCGCTGGGGCTGTGATCATGCCTGGCATGGGTTAGAGCGCTCCTTGGATTAGGGGTGAACCGCCGTTCGCCGGGTTGCCCGATGCGTGCAAGCCAGTGCGCGGGAGCTGTACAATAGCGCCATGCCTGAACAGCCGTTCTTGTTTTCCGATGGGCCATGGATTCTGATTCGTGACGGAAACGTGAGCGCGCTTTCGATCTTCTCGCGCCACTATTCTGCTAAGCGGAAGCCAGAAATGCAGGCGCAATTCGTTGGACCCGGTGAGTCGATTGTGCTGCTGAGCCCCGACGCGCGCGCTCTGTTCGTGTGGCGGAAAGAACGGTATCGGCTTGATGGTCAAATCGGCGTCAATAATGCAGTGTTTCGTAACGAGGGATCGAGCGCCGGCCGCGCCAGTGATCTGATTGAAGCCGCCGTCTCGGAAGCATGGCAACGCTGGCCCGGAGAGCGCCTCTTTACGTTCGTTGATGCTTCCAAGGTTCGACATAAGCGCGACCCTGGCCGGTGATTCCTGAGGGCTGGATTCAAGCCCTGCGGCGTAACGCCGAAGGGTTTGCTCATCTTCGAACGGCTTCCCGATTGCCGCCGCGCAATGCCGAGCACGGACCCGCAACATCCCGATCAGCCCAAACAATAAGGCGCTCAACACGGCCGTCTCCTCACTCCATGAAACGTGAGCTGTACCTGAACCGCACAAGCCCCTGGTGTAACCAGATTCACCAAATCAAATTTGATTCTCTGCCCGATCCGGTAGACGATTCCTGGAACGGGAACGACTCCCAGATAGCTGACGGAATTCGAAACGATCAGATCGTCAAGAACTGGCGCGGAGAAAACCGTCTCGTTCAACTGGTCGTACAACTGGATTTTGAACGCTTGGTTAACGCCTCCCGGAGCACACGGCGGGCCTCCGTTTACCGGGTTGATGATGCACTCCAGAATCTCGAGCAGCTCGAAATCGTAATCGTACACGTCCAGACCGAAAGGGCGAACAGCGCCTAGCGGCCAGCTTCCATCGATGGCAATGTCGATTTCATACTTGAATTCGTCTTCCCAATATGGATAACTCGGAGGTCTGCGGTAGCCCTTGAATCTTCGGACGCCTTGAAAGGCGACTTGGGAAATGATGCTTCCCGAGGTGTTGACGGCTTTCTGGACGTTCAAAAGGTCGAAGCTGATCCCGTTGCCGCCGTCGTAGAGAAGTTCCGGCACGAGCGGGAAATCCCGATAATTGGTGTCGATGTTCTCATCGAAGATGAGCCGGGCGAGTTGGTCTCGCATCTGGAAGTTTTCGCATGCTCGGTCGATCCCGGCCACTCGTCTCATTAGAAAATCGGCGCCGGTGAAGGTCGTAACCGTGGCGCGTCGACGGTCCTGTCCGTCTGGGACTGGGACGGGGTTTCCGTTGGGACTGGCGAGGTCATATACGTACAGGAAGGGCTGGTCGAAGTAGCCTACTGGGGCTTGGTAAGGTTCGTCCAATTCGCAGCATTGACCTGCTGGGGAGTAGAGGAAGGGTTTAGCCATTGGCCGAATCCTTTGGGGTAAACCGCCGTTGACCAGTTCTCACGCTTCGTGAAATACCCGAGCCCTGTGATGGGTTGCGCCGGTCGTGCTGTTCCGCTACTATAGATTCGGCAGCGTATGAGGTTCCGACAATCTGGACAAATCGGGAGCAGGCGCCACGGCCTGAAAGCGCAGGAAACAACGAGTCGCCGGCGACTCCGAAGACACAGCGCCACTGCCGCATATTGAATCTGTGAACGTCCACACCTTGAACCAACCAACCGTTTACGAACTGTATATGACCTTGGCGAGACTGGTCGACGCGGGCCACGGCGAGCGCGGTGTGGTCGTCTGCCATGGCCGCAAGCGCCTTGACATTATCCAGGTAGCGACTCGTCCGCACTCCGACACGCCGGCCGAAATCGACACGCGGGAGCGGTGACATGGCCGGCGATTGGCAACACATCAGCAGTAGCGATGTACCGGAGCCGCCTTCGATCACGATGGCAGAAGCTGAGCGGCGAGGCGAGTTAAATCCACTGCTTTGCATCGTGAATGCCGAAACAGGCACGTTTCTCGCGGCTCGAACGCAGGACGGCCCGAATGAACGGCTCGAGATTCTCGTTCGGATCGTGAATTGATCCGCCGCGCGCAGTCCTGTTAAGCCCGTCACCGAAAGTATCAGCCAACAAAAAATAATTCGCATCGCCCCTTAGTTTAGCTTGTACCGCTTCACTCCTAAGAATAGAATCTCAATTGTGTTTCCGAATCCTGACAAGTCCAGAATATGAATACCGATCTGCCCTCCTGCTGGAATTACGATTTCATGCCCGTTCACGCTGGGCGCGATCGCTGACGCTGAAAGGTTGATGTAATGAATGAGGCCGTTCGAAAACTCGTATCCTTGCGAGTCTTTGAACTTCACCGAGTAGGCGCCGGTCTGAAGATTTGCAATTGTGGCTCTCCAGATAAAATCCGCATCGGTGGGAACGTCCCTGGCCAGGTTCGGAAGCTCCTGAAACGCGGTCAGCGTGATATCGAAGGGAATTTTAAAATCCACATCGACGTACCCCTCCGGTGTGGCGTTCATCATGCCGTTGTAGGCTGGTGGGGCGTAGGGGTTGATGATTCGTACTTGCTGTTGCATTCTTAGAAGGCTCCTTGGATGAGGGATAAACCGCCGTTGACTAGTCGCGCCGATTCGTAAATACCCGAGCGCGGCGATGGGTTGCGCGGGCCGTGCTGGACCGCTAGGATAGGCGCATGGACATGGACCGGCGCGAATTCTTCATGGCGTTGGCTGGCGCAATTGCCACGCCGTTGACTGGCAAAGCAGCGCCGCCTGAAAGCCCACGTGCTGGCGATATTTGGATGCCCTATATGTTTTGGACGGGCAGTCCATCCTCTAAACTTACATTGCCATCCGACTTTGCTATCCATTCCATGCGGGTCTACTTGTCTTCGGAAATGCCGGTCAGCGAGTGTGCAAGATTGTTGGATGCCGTTCTGGAATTCAGCGTCAACGATAGAGCTATCTTCCGGCGCCCATTGTGCATGAGTATGGGGCCAGCTTGTGACTTCGCGCTTCCGATTATTGCCCGCGCTGGCTCCAGTCTCGAAATGAAGAGTAGTGAACCCGGCCCGATGTTGATCCTTAGCGGGCTGTTGAGATACTGACGCGACTTTCCCCGCGCACTGGCAAGCACAGAGCGTAACGTACAGTTGAGCCCAAACTAAAAACGCTTTCATCTCGAAACGTCTCCTTGAAAAGTAATCAGGGCCGCCCTCGAAGATCGGCCCTGAAATCGCCTGCAATTGCAAGCATTGCCCCGGATCCGTTTACCGGATCGGACGGGCGTGCAAACCCATGAGCTGACCTTTGATCGAGACGCCGCTGGCTCCTAGCACGATGTAGGGATTGCCGACGAAGTTTGCCTTGAAGGTCTCTTCGTTCTCGATCACGGTATTGACGCTGAGCGATTCCGCGCAATTGGCGCAAGGCATCCCGTTCGAGAGATACGATTGCGTGTCGGCGGTGCCAGTGAAGTAGATCCCTCCCCCGCCGGCGTAGTCGATGATCGGGCCGGTTTGATATTCCTTTGTCCCCATCTTGAAGACGTAGGCGAAACCAGTGGGGAGCGTGCCGAGTCCCGCGGCGACGTTGGCGCCGGTGATCGACAGCATGTCGCGCGGATCGATGTTTTCGTTGAACTGCAAGCGATGCTGGAAGATCGCTTGAGCTTCAGGTGCGATCAACTTGCCGCTGGCCGACATATTCGTATTGGCCAGCGTCTTGTTGATGGTTGCGGTCAGGAACATGGGCGCCGAGTCGCCGACGTTCGTAAAGAACGAGACGGTGGTAACGCTCATGGTCTGGCCGGTCAGGAACGAAACCGTATCATAGATAGGTTCGTCCTGTACATCCATCATATCCTGGATGTAGACCTGCGATTGGAAAGACTGCACGATGTAGGCTTGCTGGTCCGTCATTTGCGGAGGGGTCAGAACCTTTGTTGGGGTGATGCCACCGAGAGCCCCGGTGTACATACCCATTCCCGAATAGCGTGGCATGTTTGTGTTTTCTCCTTTTTGCTAGTTCAATGGGAGTCGCCGTTTATCTTGCGCGGCTCCCTCGAATTCGGTTTAGCGGAAGCGCCCGCGGTAGCGGCCGACACTCCCGCCGCCCGCCGTTGCGCCGGGGTTCATGGCCGCGGCCAGCATCATCTGCTGGTAGATGGGGTTATGCGGCTCGGGGAAGTTCCCCGGTACGAAGTCCCGCAACTGGCCCATGGCGCGCGCCTGCTGAATGCGTCCGAGCGTGATAGTGCTCGAGATTTTCCGCAGGAGCGGATTGAGCGCGGTCGAGATTGTCTGGGCGCCGGCTCCGGCGAGTACCATCGTGCGGTACTTCGGGAACATGAAGTGAGCGAGCGTCACCTCGCCTACTGCCACGCCGAGCGTTGTCAGGAATCGGCCGAGATCGGTATTCGACCAGTTAGCCGGCAGCATGGGCGGAATGAGTTTCGCACCTGTGACTGCTCCCAAAATCGCGACCGAGTTTCCAATGGCGTCACTGGAACTCATGCCCAACCAGGCCGGGTTCCGCTTTCCTCTGCGGCCCTTGCCCTTTTTCTTGCCCATGATGCGCTTAATGGTCGCCATGGACACGCCGGGATTCTTGCGCTTTCCTTTTCTGTTTTTCCGTGACCGATTCGCCTTTGCTGGCGCTCGGGTGGCTTTTTTCTTGTTCTTCTTCCGTTTCTTTGCCATTGTTCTTTCTCCTTTTTTTGGATTTGCCCCTATGAGCCCGAGCGTTAAGGCGAATGGGCCGGGGTTACTTCTACTGCGATGTTTCGAGCGCTTCTTCTTCGGCTTTGATTCCTTGTAGCCGTAGGAAGGGTTATGCAAGTCGGTGATGCGGGGTTGGATCATGCGACACCTTCTTTGGGTGAACCGCCGTCGTGCTGTCCAACCGATTCGGAAATACCCGAGCCCGGTGATATCGTCATAAGTTCCCTTACTCGGCTATCGAATGCGCCCGCCAGGCTTCGATTTTTGCGATGACGGTACACGGTCCAGGTCCGCCCGATCCGACTGCGTTGGTTTTCGATACCGTGATGTTGGTCGCATCGGCCACGCATCCAAAGTTCGGAAGCGCCGCGTTGAGGTACGTGATCATTTCCTGCAACATCACGAAATCCGGCATGAGGCCAAGCAGCGGATTCCCCGATGGCGCGGTTTGCTTGAAGCCGTGCGGAATCACCAGAGTCGTATCGGCGTCGAGCATGGTGATCGTCCACGATTTGTAATCGGTCCGGTTGACGATCTGGGTTGCCGCGGTAACACACGCCGGAGGAGCCGGAGGCGGTCCTGGAAGTAACGCCGGGTTGGTGATGGTGTTGGTGTCCATCGTGACGGCTCCGGTCCGTGCGAGAGCTCGCCCGCTGAGTGTTGCGCCGGTTGTGAGCGTGACCGAAGCTTGCGCCATGATCGTGCCGATGAAAGCGGTAGTGGTTCCCAGGGTTGCCGAGCTGCCCACCTGGAAAAACACGTTAGCCGCGATCGCTCCGTTGATGAGAACGATCCTCGCGGCGCTCGCGGTTGTGAGGGTGCTGGCGATCTGGAAGATAAAGACGCTTGCCGCGCTTCCTTGCCCGTCCAGTGTGAGAGTCCCGGTGATGCCGAGTGAGGATGTGGACTTGTATACTCCGGGTCCTAAGGTCTGGCCGCCAATGTCGCCCGAGACGATAACCGCCCCGGTGCGCCCTGCGGCATCAACGTAAGCCGCGGTCAAGTCCACTTGGGCATTGGCCGCTGCGGCGTCTGTATCGTGAATGGAACCTGAGACAACCGTGCCAGGCGGAAAGCCGACAATGGACGTGCCGGGGCTTAGTCCCAGGTTTCCATTGACGACTGATGCCCCGGTGTTGGTGACCGTAGAGGCCCCCAGGACTGAGAAACTGGCCGCGGAGTTAAGATTTATGGGTGCTGGATTTGCCATTATTTTTCTCCTTTACTCGCCGATGGAATGCGGGCGCCACGCGAAGACTTTTGCTATAAGCGTAGTTCCCGGTACGGCTCCACCCGACCCCGCCGAACCCTGTTTGGTGAGAGTGATATTGGCTGCATCGGCTACACAGCCCCAATCCGGCAAGGCCGCATTGGCGTAGCTGACAAATCTCTGAAGCATGCAGAAATCCGGCGCGAATCCGGTCAAGGGATTTCCACTAGGCGCGACTTGCTTAAATCCGTGCGGAAAGATGAGAACCGTGTCACCGTCTAATGCGGTCACGGTCCAAGATTTGTAATCTGTCTTGTTGACGACGGGTGTAACGACGATTCCCATAATTGTCTCCGTTTACTCGATGTGCGACTGCGGGCGCATGATAACGAGCTTTGCCGCCGGTGTACCGCCCGATCCTGCTACGCCTTGTTTCAGAAGAGTCACGTTGGTTGTATCCAAGGTGACTCCCCAGTTGGGACGGGCACCCAGCGCGACACTTGCCAAAGGCTGAATTTGCGCCAGATCCGGCGTGAAGCCCAAGCTCGGATTCCCCGATGGTGAGGTTTGCTTGAAGCCGTGCGGAAAAACCATTAGCGTGTCTCCATCGGCCGCCGAAATCAGCCAGGAGGCGTAACTTCCTGCGCCGGGCGCTCCCTGCCCGTCTGTGCCTGCGAGCGGTACGCTGGGTACGGCTGCGAAGGTCCCGGATACCCAGGACCCGCTCAGCCAGAAGAATGCCATTTCTAAAGCCAGCATTTTCGTTTCTCCTTTTCGCCTGGTTAGGCGTTCGGCGTGTCGTAGCCGGTCAGCGATACGCTGGCGAACACAGCGGCGGCCGGAGCCGCGACGGTTTCGAGGGTCATGGCGGTAGCCGCCGTGCCGACGATGTTCAGGCTCGATAGTGCGAAACTCCAGGTGGTGTTGACTGGTAGCGAGACCTGAAGAGTCCAAAGAACCGTACCTGCGCCGGTGGCTCCATCCCGGAGTACGAATACCAGCGCAGCGGTTTGGGCTGTTCCCACCGTTGAGACAGCTACCGAGATAGAGGTCGCTACGTGACTCACTCCGGCTGCGCCAGCGGCCCTGGAAATCGTGGCCTGAGTCGCGGCAGCGGGCGTCTGACCGATGGCCCAATCTCCGGGCCGTGTGATGAGTTGAGCTCCGGCGCTCGATTTCGCTCCGAGATTTGCAGCATTTGCCAGAGCCGATCCCGGCCCGGTGGGCGTGGTGGCGTCAACGATGATGACTTGCTGGTATTCCTTTCCGCCTGATGTCAGCGTGCCGATGATCGAGCCCGTTGAATTGGGCGGAAGTTCGACAGCGTTCTTGATGATGGGAATTCGTCTCGCTTCGTCGAGCCCCAAGGTTAGCAGCCGGTGTCGTGCATCGGCCCGGCGCTTTTCGTCCTGGATCATCCGGTTCAATGTCCGGCTTAAAGTGTTGAGCAGTAGCATTCGTTTTTCTCCTGTGCGCCGTGGCGCTTCGTTTTCAAAATCGTTCCCAGAAAGCAAAAGGGGCTGCCAGATCCGATGGTTGGTCGAATCCAGCAACCCCTTCTAGAAGGTTGCCTTCTGGTTTACTATCCGCTTCCCCCGACGGCCGTCGAAAGGCTGCGAACCTCTTCCTAATCTCGTGCGCCGAAACTCAGACGCTAATTTATAATGCCGGGCCGATCAACGACGTACTGGCCGCCGGCGAGTTCGAGTTTCTTGTTTCGATAGTCGTAGATCACCAGTGGCCGCGCTGCCGGTCCCGCCTTCCGGCTAGTTTCTTCCCCTGACCTGTGCCAGTAGTCGATCAGCTTGAAATCGTCCATCCCTTTCCTTGTTCGGTAGGTGATCGAGCCTTTCACCTCTTCCCCGTCGACGATCAGTTTTGGATCGCCCCGTTTGAATTCGTGGAGCCTGCCGAGCTCCATCTTGTCGCGTATCCAGAGCGCTGAATCCATACCCAGGCCTTTCAGGTTCACTTCCTGGTCCCCGCCCCTCAGGTACAATTGCTTGCCGACGATCTTTCCCGTTTTCGGATCCTTTTCGGAGCTGGATAAATATACGATCTTCTTTGGGTCCGACGTGTTGAAGTTCAGCACGGCTACTTTGTTGGTGGGGGTGTCCACTACCAGTCTTACCAGTGGGCCTATTTCCATCAAGTGTTTATGCTCGTGCATCTGTTCAACGATTCGTTTTTGGCTTGTAGATTGCCTCCCGTGAAACTTTGTCGATAGCGCGGCGGCATCCGCTGCCGGGTTGCGCTTCGGATTTCTCCGACTCGCACGCTCCAGCGAATCGGCCTTCTGTTGCGCAGAGGATTTTGTTCTAAACGGTCCAGCGATGAATATCCCGGTATTTCTATCTTCGACAAAGTATCGAATAGTCTCTCCGGTTTCCCAGACAACAACAAATCTTCGATTCGGCGGGTTGCGCCGAATGTTGCGAGACGTTGGGTTTTTCATGTACTGGCTGCGCATCTTCGCCGGTGTCCGGTCTACGATCTCCTGAGCAACCTTGCGGGGCATCGAGGATCTGGCGGTACCGGAGAGAACTGCTTGCGCCAGGCGGTATTGAGCAGCGGAGCGGGCCGGGTTCCACTTTTCATCTGCTGCCAGTCCCGCCGCTGTCCAAAACGACTTTTTGCCAATGCCTGATTTCTTCGCGTCCGTGGAGCGCTTCTGGCGTTTTGCGGTGGCGTCCTCTTTTTTCTTTTTGCGCTTCTCTTCCTTTCGAACAGCCTTTGACGCTTTGAATTCCAGTTCTTTCTTGCCGCGATCAAAGCCCATGGAAAAGGCGCTGGCTAGGCGTTCCTTCTCGTTCGATTTGATCTTGCCGCCGAAGTCTTTCCGGTCCATCCATTCCGAAAAGTTCTCGTCGCTCTTGTGTGTGGCGTAGCGATACCCCGCGCCGCGCGCTTCGGTCGCGCTGGCTCCCACGTGCTTGCGCCTGGCTGTCTTCTCTTTCTTTGACCAGCCGAAGATGTTCCGCTTCTGCTGTTTGGGCAGGAAGCCGAAGAATCCGCGAGATTGAGCCGCTTGAGCCATTACGTCCGTTCACACTCGATGTTGACCACGCTGGCCGTTTTGCCTTTTGGCTTCGTGTTCAAGATCACCACTTCACTTTCCACCGCATACTTGTGCTTGCCCGTCCCGTACTCGCTGAGGATCTTGGCGAGGTCAAGAGAATATTTGAAAGCGCCCCGGTCTGGACATGCTTTACAGACCTTCCGCTCGATCACAAACGATTCCGTATGCTTGGAAAATAGCTTGACGAAAGGCCCCGCTGTCGGTTCACAGGAGAAACTGTCCGCTATCCAGCGGTCGTAGGAGTAGGAGCGCGGCGTCCCGTCAAACTGGTCCGTATTCTGCCCGCGATAGAGTTTCTTCCCTTCCTTGGCGTCGTAGTGGCCCGGAAAGACGGTATTGAAAAACTTCATCGCGTCGAGCATTTTGGCCGTGTGGATGTTTCCCAATAACCAGGCGCGGACGGTCTTCAGATGCGCGTCTAGGTCCTGAGCGAGCGAATCGGCGTAGGGGTTCCGATGGTTCTTGACGAACTCCGGCGTCTTCCGCATCGCGGCCAGATATTGCTCAAAGGTCATCAGAACCACCACACATAGAAAAACACGCATCGTTAGCCCTGCTGTAAATCGTTCGCCAGCGATCCGAACACGTACAGCGTATTTCCGCCGTACCTCGCCAGCTTGTCGAGAATCAGCCCCACGTTGAGCCCGGACGCCCCGTTATTGAATCGGAAGTGAAGCCAGTACTTCAAATTCTCCAGGTCGTTCGGCTCTGGGAATCCTCCCGGCCCTCCTACCCAGCTCGGAACGTAGATGCCTGAAGTCGTCGCGTCTTTCGTTTCGATTCTGACTCCCCCGCCCATCGGAACGCCTTGGGTGATGCGGAAGGATTCAATCTGTGCCGCTAGTGCGCGGGCGTCGTCCCAGGTCGCCAGTTGCGCCGGGTTGAAAGTCCAGGTTACGGCTGGCGCTGCCTTGTTGTCGATTGGTTCGATTGGTTCAGTCACTTTTTGACTCCTTTCAATTTACCTGCGTTCGCTTCCGCCCTGACACGGATGTTCGCAAGGGCCATCCTATTCGCTGCTGTGACCTTCACAACTGGAGGCGGCGCTGGCGTCGGTGGGAAGTTGGTTAAGAATTGCAGGACTGCCTGCGCTACCGCGTTCACCACGGCTACAACTTCTTGCGGTGTACCCGCGGGAACACAGTTACACCCTTGAGCGATAGCGGCAAATGCTTTCGCGATCTCCGCCGCTTTTTGCGCAGATGTTCCAGTACCCGCGAGAATAGTCGATGCTTGTGCGGTCGCAATATTCACCTCCTGCAAATACTGGACGATCTTAGCCGAGGTCGCGGAACTCAATCCCGTAGCGGCGCCGATCACAGGTATCGCGATCTCGGCGGCAGAAACAACACTTTCAAGGGTTGAAATCACCGTGGAGGTCTGACAGCCCACACTTAGGAGCGCCAGAATCAGGAACACAATCGGGATGATGCTGATGATGCTTTTCATGCGTGGGCTCCAAACATCCGGCATGTCTCGATAATGAGAATGCCGAGCAGCGGCCAGAATAGAGGCTCTCTGCCCGGTGGATTCGCCGGTGGGGTCCGAAAGTAATCGAACAAGGCGAGCAAGATGCACAAGCACGCCAGCACGATACAGAAAATAGATTGCGTCGTCATACGTTTTTACCGCCTTCCTTTCCGACCGAACAGCATCGGCCCGACAACCAATAGGCCGCCAATCCCGAGTCCCCAATACACCCACGGAATACTCAATGCCGGGTCCACTCCATTCAGCGGAGCCGGTAAGGTCATCGCCCAGGCTGGCACGGCGAGCGCGCCCATGCCGCACTCCGCGCAGCCGCAACCGCCGCCGCATCCCATCCCTCGAATCCCGGTGTGGGTATCCGGGTAGATCGGGTTGTAGGGTTCGGGAAATTCTGCGCTTACGAAGTCGCGCAGGTCTCCCAGTGCGGGGTGATAGATCGGGTTGTAGGGCTCCGGGAAGTTTGCTGAGACGAAATCTCTCAGCCCTCGACGTTTGGCAATTGCTCCCATCATAAACTTGCTCCTTGCGGAATGTTCCGCCGATACGATTTGAAGGCTTGCCACTCGATTCGAATCTGAACGAAGGCGTAGAGTATGGCGTTCAGGAATTCGAAGAATGGCTCCATGCCGGTTCGATTAGTGATTGGCCGCGTCATTGTTGACGATCCGGTATCGGGTGTGAGCGCGGCAGCTTTCATTTCACGATCCCCTTTACCAGCGCGAGTCCCAAGAGTCCCAATCCTGCGATCAAAAACAGTGACGCCGGTTTGCTCCAGTCGAAAGAACAGCCCGTACAATCGGCGCTGGGTGAGACGAACCAACTCCAGAAACTCGATTGGCAGGTAGCCGTCTGTGAGGCGCAGAGGGCCGCTAGAATGTCTGCCGCCGCCGCTCTGTTCTGCGTCACGTCTCCGGCCGCTCCCGCCGCGATGATCTGATTAATAATCGCGTTCGGATCTCCAGGAATGGTGCTCGGAGAATACGCCCCGGCCGGTGGAGGTGGCGCGGTCGGCCCTGGAAGATTCTTGAACTGTAAAGCCTCTTGCGCTGCTGCTGAGCAGGGCGTGTATCCGCCGAACTTCGCCGGATTCTCTTGAACGAATGCCGAGCAGGATGGGGTTGCCAGTGCTCCTGCATCCGCGCAGCATAGTGACTGGAAATTCGCGGGCGTGATTCCGTCGCCGGTATCGTTGTACGGAACACCGTTGGCGTCGATGGCTCCCATTCCTGGAGCATGCGGGCGCGCCAGATTGGATCGAGGTCGATTCACTCGGAATCCTCCGCTTGAATCTGAGCCTGCGCTTCCAGGTAGCGCTTTTTGAATTCTTCCACCGCGCTGATTGCCTTGATTGCGAACTCGCCGGCCTTCGTGCCGGGTCCCAGCGTTTCCGTCAAGGCTTGCCGGATCTGGTTCTCCATCATCTTTTCGGCGATGCGTAATAGCGGATCCCCGTTTGCTTTCAGCCCCGCTTTCAACATTTCGTGGCCGAGGATATCTAATCGGCCTGGAGGTACAACAGCTTTCATTGCTGCGCCTCCAGACTGGGAATCCATTCCCGGATTTGGGCAGTGATCTGCGGCCAGAAGTACCACGCGAGCCCGCCCACGATTGCAAGCCCGATGAGCCACGTAGTAATCGAGGGACCCGCCGCGGGTGCCGGTGTATCCAAGCAACCACCGATGGCTTGCGTATAGCCAGAGGGGCAGATGCTTGGATCGACCACAAGCAATGCTCCGCTCTGGGTCTGCGCGTCGAGTTGCGCCTGCGTCATGGTGATGGGAGTAGGTGCTGTCATCGCCGCCGCCTTCCGCCGCCGCCCGAAAGCATCGGCAGGATAACCAGCGCTCCGAGAATCACGGCGCCATAGGTCATCACTTGGGCATTCGTGGCAAAAGAGAACCACTGGCCCGCTGCGGCAACGCATGCGCCCGTCGAGGACCTGTATCCGCTGGGGCAGACTGTCGTAGCAACTTGGGAAACTGTTCCCGTTGTGAGCCCTGCTGCGATTTGCGCTGCTGTGAGTGCTGCGCTGGAAGCCGCGGGAACCATCTTTAAAAGCGCCGCTTGCGCCGCTACCTGCTGGGCTGTGAGTTGCGCGGGAGTCAAGGCGGTACCGGGCGTGACGTTCGTGATGTTGTAGCCCGGCGCCGCATACAAAGTGCTTGGATCGACGCCGGCCGCGATAGCTCCTGTTGGATCGTATTGGTAGGCGTCGGCTGGCGCCACTCCTTGGGCGATCAACTGGCTATAAAGGGATGCGCCTGGATCGCTACTGGGAACTGCCACAATCGGAGTAATGCTTGGGTCGGTGCTTACATCCACTACTCCGCAGGTCGGATCCGATGCCGGGTCGCACAATCCCATACCGGCGAATCCGCCGCCTCTTTGTCCTGCACCTGGAAACCATCGGCGATAGAGAGGGCTGGATAGATTCGGAGAGGTGCGTAACGCTGAGCTGAGAGTGGTGGGGTAGATCATGTCAGCGCCTCAATTGGGATTAGGGGTAAACCGCCGTTGAAGATTTCTGCTATTCTGGCCATCAGTGCGCGGAGGCCTTGATGCTCGGACGCATTTCCGAAATGTCCGAAACTGTCACCTGTCCCGACTGTGGCGCATTCTTCACAATTCATCGCCACAGCGAATTCAGCATACGTACGAGTTCGGAATGCCCGGTATGCTCTGTTCCTGAATTGGCGCAACGCTGGGGACCGGAATTTCAACGCCTCCGCGCAATGCCGAGCACAGAGCCGCAACATCCCGATCAGCCCAAAAACTGATTTCACTTCTGCCCCTTTTTTGGAAGAATCATCGCCAGTCCCACCGCTCCTAACGCGAGAATCCAAAACCAGCATGAGGATTCACAATCTGGCCTCACGTCTCCGGCTGCAATCGCTCCGGCTTTACAGCATCCCGGGGAATGCCTCCATTGATACCCGTAGCCTCCGAGGTTCTTCATGATTTGGCCTTTGCAGTCTTGCCCTTCGTTTTGGGTCCAAGCGCGGTGGCTTTTACTTCCAACTCTTCATCGGAAAACCGCTGAATGTCGCCGAATTCGATGGTCTCTTCGCCCACGTGGTTGATAATCATCACGCTTGGATTCTCGGTACCCACTCCGAATTGCAAGATAAGATCCGCCTTCGCGTGACCACTCGATAAACTGATGATGGCGCTCAAAACCCGCCTCCATTCAACCAGAAGATTGAGAGTCCCAAAGTCTCCAGCGCGAAAACGAGCGCGAAAACGACTAGCAATGTGAACAAGCCGAATTTAACGAGCGGAGTCCAACGTCGGAACCGGAATGCCGCCATCATCGTGCGATACAGAAAGCCTTTTCTCATACCAGCCACGCATTCGCAACGTGTAACGCTGCCAGTCCTTCGATGCCGGTCAAGCCGAGCTGGGGAGCCTGAAGTTGCGCCATTGCCAGCCATGTTCCAATGTCGGTCGGGGTGCTTCTGTCTCCCGCTGAGCCATCGGCTGCGAGTATGCCGGCGTCCTGGTAGGTCTGCGGATCGATCGAACCCGGATCGAAGGGGCAATCCTGCCCCGTGGCCGCTGTATAGAAGTAGCACCACTGATCCATCCCAAGCCCGGTAGATGTTCCCGCCAGCGCTGTCATCTTTTGCGAAATCAATTGTGTTGCCGCTGGTGCGGGATTTACGGGACTTGCTGGTGTCGATGGAACCGAGACAGGTGTGGTGGGCGTCGGTGCGGGGACCGGAGCTGTAGGCGCACTGATGGCAGGTAGGCTAGATGGCTGCTGCGCCATGATGGCCGCAACCTGCGCCGGGGTTACTCCCGTTGGAGTGGTAACCGGGGCCGTCGCCAGCGGAGCGCCTGGACCAAACAGACTAGGGAACCACTGCGCCAAATATCCGCCCTTCCAGATCAGATACACTCCCACTCCCCCGACGACGATAAGAACACCATATTTGACGCGACTATCCATAGAACACCGCCGCGCAAAGCCGAGCATGGAGTCGTGAGAACAGTTGAGCCCAACAACTAAATTTAGCCCGAGTCCTCATCTTCTGGCCCTCCACCTGTATATTCCATAAGCCGCCGCTCCAAGTAGAGCTACAGCTACAAACGGATGCTCCCTGATAAACCCTCCCGCTCCACATCCACACGGAGAAGAATCAGGATACGGCCCGCCAAACTTCGCGCCCCAATAAACCGGCTCGCATCCGTTCCTCTGAATCGCATCGACGAACATCTGCTCGACACGCGGCGCCACGGGTAAAGGTTGGGACGCTCGGGCAACGGTCGCCATTGATCCGCAATACGGAGCGCAGAGAGGCGAAGCGCAGCTCATCGCGCCGGCGAATCCTCCAAACGAACAATCGGCTAAGAGGTCGATCCCGGCTTCTTCCTGCGTAATCGCTCCACACTGGATCTTCAGGCACGTTTCAGGATTGGGAATCGGACGGCCCGGGCGGATACGCGCGAAGCCTGCCGGATCGACCGCGCGAGTCGCAAAGGCCGCGACAAGGGAATCGTACGATGCATCCCCCATTCCGACTTGTCCCATGCCTGAGAAGTCCCTCATCATTTAACCGCCGAAATAATCAAGGCTACTGCTGCTAGTCCCGCAATCCAATACAGCATCGGATTGATGGGAGCCGAAACTAGCGCTGCGCCGGAACTTGAACTCGATGAACTTGTGGCGTTCGTGCTATCTGCCGTGGTCCCGCCTTGCTGCGGAGGTGTTGCTTTCGGCGTCTGCTGCGGCGTTGTCACTGGAGGGGTAGGCGGTACACCTTCCGCGGCTAGCGCTTTCGCCGCTGGGTCTCCCAAGAGAGCCGCTGCGTTTACAATATCGGCAGTCGATCCGCCTGTTGTTCCTGGAAGGGTGAGCCCGAAGGTTCGCGAGTAGCAGTCTGGCGGTTGCGGGAAGGTATTCAAGCAGTTCTGTACGTCCACGTTGTAGTTCGCTGCGGTTCCTTGCGCCATGTTCTGCTGCTGTGTCGCTAGCAGTTGCGCGATGCATGCCGACGAGAATGCCGCGCCGCCCGGTCGCGTGTCCTGGCTACAAGCCGGAGGCGCTATGGGTGTGGGGGCTTGATACACCGCTGGTCCGCTGCCGCTTCCGCTCCATCCGCCTGAGGGTGTCCAGATCGTTGTGACGTTCACTCCAGGATCGGCGCCGATTCCGGATCGTCTCTGTCTGCCGGGGTAGCGGAAGCCTCCACGCGAGGGGTAGCCGTTTCCGTTGCGGAGTTGGACGTTCATCAGTCGTTCTCCGTGAGGACGTAACCCAATCCGAAAGCGATTAAAGCAAGCCCGCCCCACAAGTAGAGATTCGTGCTTGAGTTGGAAACAGTTGTAGAGCCTGAAGCGGATGCGGTGTTGCTGCCGCCCGCCGAGCCCGGCGTGCTAGTGTTGACAGGTGCGCCCGGTGTGGAACTTTGCGCCGCCACTTTTGCCGCTGCGACATTGGCCGCTACTGCCGGATCGTTTGCAATCGGATCGTAGTAGTATCCAAACCAGTCCCACTTACCGCCACGCTGCCGATCCTTCAGACAGTTTGATCCTGCCGAGCCGAGCTGGGGATTGGAGCATAATTGCACGATCTGATTCCAGCCCTGGCTGAAAACTTCCAGGGCGTACTGCTGAGCTTGGGGTGTCTTTTCTTCCGGTGCGAGAGATTGCCACGCTGCAAGGTTCGGCTTCATTACGTCCGCTTCCATCTGGTTTACCCATTCGGTTGTGATGGTGTTGTTTGGATTGGGGCCAAACAGCGAGACGATATTTGCCAGCGCGGCGCCCGCTTCCAACACTGCGCCCGCGATCGGGATGCCGGCCTTGGTGGCTGCCGATGCCATCTGCTGCAATGATCCGGCTACAGCTTTCGCGTCTCCCTGCTGAGAACTCCCGGAGAGTCCCCAGTGAGGCATCTGATAGCCGGTGCGTCTCCAGCCGGTCCATTCGTATTGTGGAACTGTGCTCATCGGCTGCGTTTTTTACCTGCGGGACGGATTAGCAGACTGTTGTTTCCTTTCCTTTGAACTTTTACACGGGCGCCAGATAAAGTAGTGGGGTACCAGCTTCCGGGTTTCATTTGAGAGATTTTGGCCCGTAGATTCTTCGCCGGATTAGACTTTTTGCGCGCGGTGGAGCGCTTCTTGGTTTTGGCGCGCGTCTGTTTTTTGTTCCGGGCTGTCTTGCAGTTCTTCTTGGCCGGGCGCTTCGCTTTCTTCTTTTTCTTCTTGGTTGCCACGGGATTCCTTTTCAATCGTTCCGCCAATGCGACTAATTGCCTCCAGCGCTGTCTTTCTTTGGCTGTGAGCATCCGTCGGCTCATCAGATCATTCAAGCGCTGGATTTTCGCTTCGACGCTTGCTCGTGTTTGCTTCGCCATCAGCGCCCCACCTTGCCGAGATCAATCTGCAGCCCCTTGCCCACCGCCCGAATCCGTACCCGTGCGCCGTTCAGTGTCGCCGGCGTCCACTTCTTCAGCGGGTTGCCGCGCGCTTGACGGGCGCTCCAGATTTCCGAAGCGTATTCCCTGCGCTTAGACTTCGGGGTTTCGTGGATGATGCGCCCGCCTTCGTCATGCGCCTTGCGGGTATGCTGCAGAACGGCGTTGACGTATTCGCCCAGCGATTGAGCGCCTGGGTTGTACTGAGCCGTTCTTCGGCCCTTGCCCTTTCTGGCCATCTTCGCCCCTTCCCGCGTGTTGCATGATTTGCAGAGCCAGCGGAGGTTAGATTTCGCGCCGTTCGATTCGTCACCGTCTTTGTGGTCGATGGTTAGAAAACGAGTCGAACCACAGATGGCGCATTCTCGAGAACCGGATGGACGGCAAGCCTGTTGATTGGCCCGGTACCGCTTTGCCCGGTCGGTGACCTTCTGTTTCCGGGTGCGAGCACAGCCGCCGCGCTCCCGTTTGCCTTGACCGCCTGCGCCGCCTGTATTCAAAACCTGATTCATCGGTTCTTCACCAGATAGATAACTGCTGCTACGGCTGCTATCCCAACAATCCATGCGCCAGGTGAAGCTGAGCCTGCTACTGCCACTTGCGGAAGCGTGCCGACATATCCCGGCGTTCCGTATGCTGGCTGAACCTGAGTGCCGGCCGCTACGCTCGCGCCTGCAGCGATCGCGTTGAGAATCCGCTGCGTTGTGTCCTGGCACAGCACGGCTCCGTATACGGTTGGATCGCACGGCATTCCGTTCGACAATGTGTAATCGCCGATTCCTTTGGAGCAAGCGGTCGGACGTCCTGCTCTTCGCCATTTATCAAACTGCGATTCGCTTCGCTGCGATCCTATCCGGTCCCACTGCGTACCCCTGGTGTTGCGCCGCGATCCGACGTTGAGAACGCTTGAGCCGATATCGAGGATGCTGGGGGCTCCTGGGGTTTCTCCGGTCCACACGGAGGCATCGTTAGTAAACGGTGACGAGCTGCCGGATTCCGCGGTCATCGGTTCGCCGGTTGCCGGATCCACTCCACTGGCGTCTGATCCTGAAGGCCAGAACTCGGCGCCGATTACGTTTCCTTGGGAATCGAGTGCGAAGTTGGGAACACCTCCACCTGGTAGCCCGAGCCTGCCGGTTAAGGTGATCGGGAGTATCACAGGTTTTCCTCGACTGTGGATAAACCGCCGTTGACCAGCAAAGGAAGGTTTCCGGCTTGCGGGAGCGCGGAAACATAGAATGCCGCTTGAGAATGTTGGGCAACGCTTGTTTTCGATATTCTGACCGAGTATTCTGCGGCCGCGCAATGGTTCGCACGGATCGGGCACAGTGACGCGGCCAATATATAAGGATGCGTCATGCCCACACCCTCCACGCAACAAACCCAAGAGCCGCTACTAAAGCTACAGCTCCAAGAACTTTCCATCCCGATTGCGGCCACTCCGCTCGTTTCCCATACGGGTTAGGAGCTTCCCATCCCGGATACTGACCATGCGACGTATCGAGCGCTACACGTCCTGACCAATTCGGCCCGCATTGACCCCCGGAACAATCCGCGAAGTTGTACACATGCGAATAACGGCCAGGGTCTTCAGGATCCACTGCTACCGTCACGAAGCCGGCCGGAATTCCCAAAGCAAGCAAGCGAGCTCTCATCGTCATCGAGAAGCAATCGCAATCCCCTTTCGGATCGGCCATTCTGCGCATGTCCACCGGACGAACAAGCACCTCTGGCACGCCGTCGCCATCGTGCGCTTGCTTCAGCCAGGCGCTGAACGGTTCCCCTGTGTCTTCGTCCTGAACAAAGCGGATCGAGTTTTTCACGTCCTGCCAGTTGCCGGCGATGCAATCCCCGTTCCCTAACGCACACCCTCGCAACGCATCGGCGCGGATCTCGGGAGAGAACGAATCCGCATCCGAGTAATCGACCATCATGTCGATCACTTGCGCTACTTGGGTGTCGGGGTCTTCAGAGAGAGGCGTGGCGTCAACGTTGATGACTCCACCGAAGGATGGTTCGTAAACCCGCATTCAAAAGTTTTTTGCACCGGGACCGCTTGCGTGACGGCCCCGGCTGGAGACATCCGAACGAGAGACACGACAACAGGCTTAACCATAACCCCCTTGACGCCCGTTTGCCAATCATGTAGGTTTATATCTATATATAAATACTTGTCCCACAAAGAGATGAGGGCTACTTGGTAGGCGTTTCGACGGTCGAAGAGATCAAAAAGAAGCCGCGCAAGGGATCAAAATACGCAGCGGAAGCCGAAAACGCGACTCCCGAGACGCCCAAAAAAGCCGCGGAATCGACTATGGCAGACCAGTCGAGCCCGGATACCCCTGAAACCGCCGAAATTCCAGAGTATCCCCGCACTCCACGTAAATTAAGCTTCGATCAGCTCTGCGAATACTGGAATCAGACCTTGAACACCGAGCAACGGGAGCGCGGAGTCGTTTATTGCTACCGGCATTGGCCGATTTTGGAGCCGGTCGAGACCACCACGGCGGCCGGCAACCCGGATTTCTCGAACCCATGCGCCGATAAGTTCAGTCACCTCGACCCGCCCTTAAGCCTTGAGTTGGTTTTGAAGCGTTGTGGGCTCGGGACGTACAGTTTTCGGCTGAATCAGAATTTGAAACGGCCCTACGGCACGCTCACCAATGCCCGACTCGATACTGACCGTGACAACTGGAATGAGCACATGCCGATCATTCCGCCAGACCGAAAGGTCGATTTCAGCGATCCTGCAAACGAACGGTACAAAACGATTCTCGTATCGAAAGGGATGCTGAAAGCAACCGATACTCAGCAAGGAGCAGAGGAAGAAATGGCAGCTACCAGCGTCTTAGGCGAAATCGCCTCCAAGGCATTCGACAAAATGGGCCAGCCTGGCCCGCAGGTTGTACAATCCGATATCGCCGGAGGCGTCGGAACCGAACTGGTAGGACTTCTCCGGGAACAGATCAACGTGAACCGTCCACCAGCCCAGCAAGGAACCGTCAAGGAGCAACTAGAGGGGCTCGTCACGCTCGCAAAGACCATGACGCCAGCCCCTGCCCCGGCCGCCGACATGGGACCTTACATCGAGCTTCAGCGCGAGAATAATTCCCTTGTCCGGGAGTTGATGCGCAAAGACGTGGAGCGCGCCGAAGCTGAAGCCTCAAGGGCCAAAGAGGAAGCCGCCCAGTATCGCGCCGCCCTGCCTCAACCCAAAACCGTCGATGAACAGTGGGATGAATTGGAGCGCGCCGCGAAACGATTCGACCGCATGACGGGCAAGAAAGAAAAGCCAGAAGAGGACGAAGAGGAAAAGCCCTCCACCGCGGCAGGCTTCTGGGGAGGTCTACTGGGAGCCCTGCCTCAGATTATGAAGAGTGGCGTTGAATTACTCCGGGAAGGCAACGTGATGCTGTACAACTACAAGCTGAACGGAGTAGGAGCCGTGCCCTTGAATCCGGCCACGGGCCAGCCCGGTACCGAGCCGCTCGCGCCGGCCGAGGGTGAAGATAACGAGCCTGCCCTTTCGCCGGAAGATCAGGCTAGAATGGATCACATGCAAAACGTCGCCAATCAATTAACCGCGCTGGCGTCTCCGATGCTGTCTCACATGGCTCGAAACAAAACAGGCGCCGACTTTGCCCGGTTCGTGATCGAGAACTATGGCCCGCCCGCCTTTGCGTTACTTCAGAACACTGGCAAGGAAACAATCTTTGCGATGATTCAGAACTATCCGCCAGTGTGGAATCAGATCGCTCCGCAGAGGCTTCCGCAGTTTCAGAAGTTCTTAGATGAGTTTATAGGGTATAGTGCGGTAGCAGTTCAGTGAGTACGATTATGGTTTGGCATCGGCTGTACAAAAAGGTTTCCGGCGCGTGGTCCGCTCGGTGGCGATTGTGACCGGCCCTTGCTCAACGTGCCGATTCTGGAAATACAAAAACACCGTGCATCCAAACTGGGGCCACTGCAAACGAGCGCAAGAGCAAACCGAGACCGTCTACTTTTCCGAGCACCCGGAGGAGCGGCCCCGCTTTATCGCCATCGGAAGCCCGAAGGTAACCGGGATACTCGCAACTCACGCCGAATTCCGCTGTAACGAGTTTCAACCGAAATGAGGAGCACATGACACCTTCACCGGAACAATTGGAACACATCAAGATTTCACAACGCGCCTCACTTCGGAACGCGCAGACCTTTCAGTTATTCGCGACTATGGTAGCGGGCGGGAAGCGGCCAGATGAAGCTCTGAAGGACGCCGAAGCCGCGATTGATGCATGGGGCGAGTACGAAGATGCCCACGCCATCGAACCGCCGCCTGTTCCAGGAATGAATGAAATCCTGTCCAAGTTTAGCGACATGGCCGACAGGATTGGCAGTCCCCATCAACGGACACAGGATGATTTAGCGGATCTTGTAACCGAGATGGCTAACGCACTTGAAGAGTCCGTTTGTGTCTTGGAGAATAAAGGCCGGAAAACCAAATCGAACAAGATGCTCATATCGCGCATCTGCGCTCTTGTAACTCGCGCCGACTCCGCGCAGAATTCCACCGCGCAAAGCCCAGCCACGGACCTGAGCAGCCCGGCGAACGGAGGTTCACCACAATGAAAATTGAAATCTCTAATTCTGACGACACCTTTCGCCTAGTAGACGGAGAAGAAGGTACAGACTCCTACATCACAGGAACCATAGAACCGTACGGAGGAAAGTCCTACCTGGACGAAACCGTCGCAGATCCCTGGTACGCAGAAATTGATGAAAACGGAGAATGCGACGGGTACGCTCATAATTCGACCACCTCTCAGCCCGTAGGGTTTGAACTCGATTGTGAGTTCGACGAGGACGATGATTCGGACGATGAAGGGGACGCGGAGCCGGTCTAGCGATGACGATTCAGGCAAAACTCTATTTCTATATTGCCATGGGCGTGCGTCAGGAACAGTTGCACGATTCGGGATTGACGGAGGCCGATTTTAACGGGTTCTTGAAATCTCAAGGGGCCATCCTCGCCCGCGACCTTGCGGCCTGTCCAGAATGCCATCAAGCCGACTTTCGGCATAACCCAGGATGCCTTCTAGCAAAAGTGATAGATCTGACAATGGATGCTCTACGGCGCAACTTGGGCACGCTTGACGACATGGCCGCTCAGGCAAAACGAAAGGGGATGCAGTGAAAGGCTCCTGCAAACTCTGCGGCGCCGTGATCGAAACAGATCCCGATCCAATCATGGATGAAGACCACGAGAAGCGGGAGCGTACCGCCTTCTTCAATCGGATCGCTTTTCACATCGACCCGCGCAACAAGCGATGCACCGCGAACAATCAGAAACTCCCGGTTAGCCGCTTCAACATGCTGGTTCAGGATAACGGCTGGTTTCAGCGCTGGCGCTTGCTGGCGTGTCTCGATTCGCTTGATGCATACTCGCTCGCTAAACAAGAGGAGTGGCGCACATATCTCCACGCCATCACGCTACCGCGCACTGACGAGCAAGAGTCCGCGCCGCCCGTCGAGCCCAAACCCGAATCGGTTCAGTGATGCAAATACTAAACCAATTCCCAGTATCAGGAGTATGTGACGGCTGCAAGAAAGCCTGGAGAGTCGATATCCCTCTCGGCTCCAAGATTCAAGTAATCTGCCGCTACGTCGAAGACTCCCACCGAGACCGCTCCCCCAACTGCCCTCGAGCAAAAGCAATCCTCTGCGCCGACCGATCTTTCCTAGACGACGTAGCCTACCAGATGGAATACAAAGTACGAACCAACGGAGCGACACCCGTATTCAGAATGATCTGGAGAGATGCTGACGAGCTCGATTTAACCAAAGAGGAACGGAAGACACCCATGATTATTATTGGGCGTTAGCTATTCTTTTTGTTTTTGAATGGAGGCAGTCTGCGTGTTGGGAAGTGAGGTCCGCCCTGATTTATTCGGCTATGCATCGGTAATACCTATCTGTTTCTCCGCACCATATGGCAGGGTTAGGATACATCTTAGCTTGCTCTAAAAAATCGGCAAATGTCGTTTCCATAATTGGGAGAAGCAAACCGGGTGCCAAGTCTCCCAGGTTCCCACTTGTCACTGTGAAGGTAATGGGTACGCCAATTTCGACCCGCTCGTCTCGACATGTTGGGACAATAATGACGTAGCCCCGAGTATTAAGAATGTCCTGCCAAGTACACGAGCGGACCACGCTTCCGAAACCTTGCAGACCACCTCCATTCAAACACTCATTCTCTGTCATAACTCAAAATTAGCTATGCATACCTCTTCTTTTACTTTTATTCCTGGCTGACGTTCCCATTCTCGATCGATACGGATGGTGAACGGGTCGCGCTCCCTGTTGTTCGGGTCGATCAGATCCTTGTTAGGCTCGGGCCGCCCAAGCTTGCCGAGGATATCGACTCGGCTCGGCCACCATTGCGTAGGCGAGAACAAAGGCGGTACCACCCAGATATTCGGACGCTCATCGCCCTTTACCGGCTTCCGAATCCGCAACACGGTAATCAAGCACTGCCTCTGCCAACACTCGCTCATCGACATCCAATACCGGCTGATTTCCTCATAGGTCAAGATATGCCGGGGTGGTAACGGGAAGCGTTTGCCGAGTTTGGTGAGAATCCAGTTCCAGAATTTCATGCGGCTGGCTCCGGTTGCTGCGGTTCTGGTTGCGTATTGCGCGGTTGATGATCCATTTCGTTTGATGGCTTCCGTTTCACTGGCGTCGGGCCAGGCGATAACCCCGCCGCGGCAAGCGCTCTCAGTTCAAGGGCTGCTTCCTGACATCCCCGGCAAGGCATGTACCCGCCTCCGATCAACTCCTGATAATTGGAGCAGACTCTTTCGACACGGGAAGCTATCTCACGTAGACGGGTGGGGGTCATGTTGGGAGAATTGGGAAGCCTTCTTCTCGGTTTGGTTGTTGAATGGAGGTGGGCTGCGGGTCGGGGTGTGAGGTCCGCTCGTCGGCTGTCTCTCGCCGCTTAATTTCCCAGTCGATGTATCGGCGCGCTTTCTTCAGATCGCGGAGCGCTTCGGCGGCGTCACCTTTGAAATCACACCGCCAGATATAGGTGAACGCGGAAGCGATGTAGTATTTTGTGAACAGTCCGAGCGCGTCCATCACGTCGAAGCAATGGTATCCGCCCCGGTTGTAATAGTTCGGCGGCTCGTGGAATGTCTCCGGGTCGGTGATTCGTTTCCATTCTGACTGGCTGGTGTTGTGCTCAAGCGCTCCCGGCCCGAATCCGCACTGTTGGCAACCGTCTCCACCGCTCGGTACGAATTTATGCGTTTTGACTACGTTCGATCCCATTCGTACCTCCGCATCGGCTGCGTGTTCGGTTTCGGTCGCGTCGTTCCCCGGTTGCGCCTCAGCATCGTAAAGTGGTTCGTCAAGAATCGCGCCATACATTTAACACAGCCCCACGTTTCACAATTGCATGATCGCCGCCTACCGCCTCCTGGCGCTCGCTGAGGTATCCACGTCATTACGCGGACTTCCCATCCAAACAGGCGCGACGGCCCGAATTCAAACCCTCGGCCTTCTGCTTACCTGCTAACCATCCTAATCTCCATGCTTGTTGAAGGTCGCTGAATCCATAAGGGGGATGATCTCGGGTGGAGTTTTCAAAGTCTGATACGCCTTGCTCGTAAGCTTTGCGCTTAGCCGCGTCGAACGTTTTGGCCGCCGCGTTTGAAAGGATGTCCAGCGCAATACCGTGAGCCGTCTTCATGCGCGCGCCTCTTCCGCCTTGATAGCGGCCCACTCTTCGCGTACCCAGCGCTTCACCTTCGATTCGATTCGCTTCAAGCTGATTCCGCCCTGGTGATGAAACTCGTAGCGGCAGGGGTTTGAACAGAACAGCGGGTCTTTGTAGGTGTGCGGGGTTTTGCTGAATTTCCTTAGGCAGTTCTGGCATTCATACCGCCCATCTGCTAGTTTGTGAGGCTTTGCCATAGGATCGTTACCGAACTAAACAGGATCGTACACGATGGTATACCTACTCTCAGCGGGAGTCAATACCCTTTGGCGGATTTTCTGGCAGAATCGCGCCTGATTTCCAAAACGGAGCCGGGTCAAAGTCATGGCCCGCGCCCAAGAACAGGTGCTCGGCATTCTCTTTGCTGTGAATCCAAAGATGACACGAGCGGCAGACGAGGATCAGGTTATCGAGCGCTACCCGCCGTTCCACTATCTGGAAGCCGTCGATGTGATGGAGTTGGAACTTTGAACGGAATGTGCGCTTTACCGTCCGATGGTCTAGCCCGCATCGCTGGCAAATTGCATTGTCCCGTTTCCAAACGGCCTTCACGGCTTCTTTCCATTCTGCGCTACGGTACAAGGTTTGGCGCTCTGGCGTGATTCCGCCCAGCCATCTCCCGTTTACGGCGCCTGGATGCTTGAGCCAATGGATTCCATTTTTCAGATATGGAACTTGCCCGCGTGCGATGGTGCTCGCTTTAACTTTAGCGATGGTCGCTGCCGAATATTTACGGCCGACGCTGTTTCTATGGCCCGGTTTGAAATGGTTCGCGGGGTGACCGTGGCCGCGCTTGCGCGTTTCGATGCCAGCGGCCTTGACCCATTCCCACGCGGTCTTTGAATCGCAACCGAAGATGGCGGCGATTTGTACGCAGTCCAGTCCCTCCGTTTCGTATTGCTGCCGGAGCCATTCCGCGCTCGGATGGATATAGGGAATTCCGCTGTTGGTTCTCAAGATGTTTCGGCTACTTCGTCGGGAAACTCGGCCTCTAGCTTTTCAGTCCACTCCGAAACGTCGAATAGCGTGGGCATGGCGGCCTTTTCTTCCTGCGCTCGAATGTAGTCAACTCCATCCCGAAAATAACCCGGATTCAGTTCGACGGCAATAGACCTTCGGTTTAACGGTACTGCGCAATAGGGCACGGTGAACAGTCCCCCGAAGAAATCCAGGACCGTCTCGCCCGGCTGGGAGCACTGATTGATAACGCGGTTCACAATGTCGAACTGGAGGGGGCAAAGATGAGGCTCTTTACCCTTTGCCCACTGCGCCCCGTTCAACGTTCGCATCCTGGTAATATCCGTCCACACGTCGGGGTGCCACGATTGCGGCGGGAGGAGCATAAACTTGACTGGCAGAATCTTCTTCTGCTCCAGCGCCTCCGCTAGCGCGACGTGGTGCTCGTAATTGTACGGCTGCGTTTTTGAGTAGTGGCGGAACTTCTTATAGATCGCGTGGTGAGCGATCCCCATCAACTCTTCCGCCGTGAGGAGACGGTTACCGCTCGACCGCTCAAACCCGTGCGCGTCAAGTTGCCAACGTGCGCGCGAGTATCCCGAATTCAAAAGAATGTGCTGGTGCTTATTGTTCTTGTCATACGGCCCGGTCTCGCCTGTCTCTTCGTCAAGACACATCGGCTTGTGTTTTACTACCGGCTCATCCGCGTACGCGTTGGTCGTATCGGTCGGCGGTTTCCGAAAGATGAGAAGATATTCAGGCATGCCTACGCCCATCTTTGTTCCGTCCTTGCATTGCTCCGTCCAGCCGAGCCGGTAGGTCTGATTATTTTCCCTCACCACATCGGTGACGATGGTCTTCATCCCCATGTACGCGAAGCCGTGCTTGATGAAATGGTCAATCATCCGGCAGTGGAACGGGTAGACGGTCTGAAATCCTAATCCCGTGATCCCCCCCGGTACGATGCGATCCTTCACATGGATCGCAGCAAGCCGACCCGGTTTCAGGACCTTTAAAACCCGATGGGTTAGAAAGTCCATCTGCTCGAAAAAGTGCTCCGCACTATCGGTGTGCCCAAAATCATTGTAGGATGCAACAAATTCGTACTGGTTGGAAAATGGGGTCGAAGTCAGGGCTAGATCTATGCTGTTCGGCTCCATCGTTTCCAATTCTTCCACGCTGTCATTGTTGACGAGTTTGCAAGATTTGGTCGTAACCTCGGCACGTTCACAACCCATCTGCCTGACCAGCACGCTTTGGATTGCGGCCTGGGATAATCCGTACTCGCGGATGATCTCGCTCATCCGCGCGGCCTGGAGATTGTGGCGCTCCCACTTCTGCATCAGGTTCTCGAGGATCAGGCGTTCCGACTCCGCATAGATCAGATGGATTCGGACGGGCTTGGTTTGCAAGAAACGCCGGATCCGGTGAACGGCTTGGATAAAGTCGCGGAATTTGAAACCGATTCCGAGAAAGATAGCATCCGCGCAATGCCGCTGCCAATTAACCCCCGCGCCGAGCATCACGGGTTTGCCGGCAATATACTGGATCTCCCCATCGGAGAATCTGGCAACGGCGTCGGCAATCTCATCATCGCCTCCCGGCTTCGCGCGCATGGCGCCGTACACGCTGACTACGTTCGGTACAGTCTTCTCGATCGCGAGTCGCTCCGCTTCGAGATCATGCCAGAGGATAAAATGTTTCTCGGGCTCGGCTTCGAGAATTTCCTCCATCTTGGCGATGCGTTCCGGGAGCGTGTCACGCTTTTCTCGAGCCGCTTCCGAAACTCCGTGGGATGCCTCGCGGAACATTCTTCCTTGCCCGTCCTTTTCTTCGTGCGCCGTCGAGTGGTCTACCTTGACTTCGTGCTTGATGACTTCGAGCGGGGGCAGAGCATAGCCTTCATCCGAGTAACCAAGGTCCGATGGCGTGTTCAGGAATAGCGCCCACGTGGAAACCCAGAGCCAGAATTCTTTCTCCTTGTGAGGGTGTAGGGTTAGCTTATCGGCGTGTACCGAGTCGCGTTTAAAGAATCTGGTTTTCGCCTGGCTCACGTCCATGATGCCGAGATAGGCCGCGAAAGCCAGCAGCTCGATATACTCGTTCGGGTCCGGTGTTGCGGTCGCAACGAAGCGGTACGGCACGTTCTCAAACAGGCGCATGAACTCGCGGAAGGTCTTCGTCCCGCCGAAGGATGCGAGGATGGTTGCTTCGTCCAGGCTGGTGACGATAAACTTTTGCGGATCGAGTTTTCCGTCGCGGACGGTTTCGTAATTGGTGAGGTAAATCCCAGTCTCTTCGCATTCTTCGATGCGCCTGACGAATTTCAACTCGATGCCGATTTTGGCCGCGTCTCTGGTGAATTCCTGCCTGACTCCTAGTGGCGCCACGATCAGGCCGCGGCCGTTGGTTCCTTTGGTTGCGAGGTATCGCAAGATTAGCCAGATGATGAGAAGTTGCTGGACCGTCTTCCCGAGTCCGAAACTTTCGAATAGCGCGCGTCTTCCGCCGCGGGCTCCCCAGATGATGCCGGCCACCTGGTGGGGTTTCAGTTCGAAGCCGCTTGCGAAGATCAACTGTGCGAAAAGCGACTGAAGGTCGCCGGGCTCGATGGGGATGCCGAGTTCTTGCGGCAGGTTACATTTCGCGCGTAGAAAGGCGTGGTAGGCTTCGATGGAGTAGTCGCCATCCGCCCTTTCCTGTGCGAGTGGGCAGCCTGCCCGGTGTCCGCGATGCACTTTGCAGGATGGGCAGTTCTCTCGCATCCCTTCGCGCAATGGCGGGTGAGAGTCCGTCTCAACAGTTGATCCCAAGCTCTGATCTTGATTTTCCATTTAACTATTCTCCGATTTTGAATCTAACCAGTCGCTCCCGTTGGGAAGTGAGGTCCGCTCGTTGGCTGTCAACTGCCGAAACCGGCGCATGAAGTTTAGGCGCGCGTCCCCTGGGGAGAGCGGCCTGATAACAGTCCGCAGCGGCTCGGCTGGGTTTTCCCACGGCTTGAAACAACCTTGCATCAAATCGCGCTTTTCAGTCGCGAGTAAAACCGCATCGGCGTGTTTCACATTGGCGGGCGCAAGGTATCCCGGTCGCAGGCCGAATTTCTCCGCAATCACTTCCATGAGACGATCTTCAATCCCCTGATATATGCGGCCAAACTCGGAGAATCGCTTGACGGGCCGGCTCATATCCGCGAGGTACGCCTCCGGCGCATCGTGCAATAATCCCCACAGGGCATCCTTCGGATCGCAGGTATAGCTCACGCGGACGCTGTGATCGGCTACGCTGTAGAACTCCCGGCAGTGGCCGGTGAATCGGCAGAGGTTTGAAAGCGCATGGGCGATATCCTCGATGCATATTTCTTCGGGCCGGGGATCGAGCGGATACATAACAAGCCCGGTGAAAGTTTGAATCCAGTCGCCTAGTCTGCCTCCGTGTACCGGGCAGTTGGACACTCGCGGCGCGTCCGGTTCCGCGTGGGGGTTGCAGAGGCTGCGCTCATACAAATTCTCCGTGTTTGAATTCGGGCTCGGCACTCCCGTTCAAAAGTGAGGTCCGCTCGTTCGCTGTCTTTGGCGGAACCATCGTTGGCAGTGGCTTCCCTTCTTTCAGCGCAACGCACGAAATAGAAACGAACGCTGTGACGATGTAATCCGCGCTCGGTTGCTTATCGATCTCTTGGCCGGGCCGGTAATGCCGCCAGATTAAATCCTGCACCGCCTTGGGGACCATGCGCCAGTGTGTGAGGCACATATGCATCTTGGGTGGAACGGGGACGCCGCATCCAACCGCGTGACATTGATGCTCGCTCATTTCGGGCCTCTCTCTTTTAACGCTTTTCTGGCCGCGTCGATGGAATCCATCGCCTTCACGATGGCTTTCGCTGCGGGTTCTATCGCGGCTGGGTCGATGAGTCGGAACGCTTCTTTCACGTCCTCTTTGGCTTGCATCAGGTGTGCGTCGGCGTGCTTTTCGTCTCGCGTCATTCCAGATCCTCCGCTCGATTTTCAAAGGCTGTAATGTGACCCAGCCAGGTCAGCTCTATTTTCCCGGTTGGTCCGTTGCGCTGTTTCCAGAGCAACAATTCCGCCAGGCCGTGCAGGTCCTCGCGTTCCCGGTGGAGCATCTCCGGGCGCCATACGAAGGCTACCGCGTCGGCGTCTTGCTCAATACTTCCGGAGTCCCGGAGGTCGTGCAGGGCCGGCGCGCGGCGCTCTTTCAGGTTATCCCGGTTCAATTGCGACAGGAGGTGTACGTTGACATCCTCATCAGCCGCTAAAAGTTTCAACTGCCGGGTGATCTCGGACACTTCCGCGTTTCGGTTGGCGTGCTTCCCTATCGATTGCAAAAGTTGAAGGTAGTCGATCACTACCATAAAAATATCCTGCTGCTTGGTTTTCTTCCGCCGAACCGCGGCGCGGATTGCGCTCACTGTCGAGATTCCATACTCGGCGATCCAAAGCGGCCAGCTTAAAATCTGCTGGATAGCTTTCTGGATCCGAGTGCGTTCCTCCTGATTGAGATATCCGGCCCGGAGTTTCGCCCCGTCGACGCGGGAAAGCGTACACATCATCCGAGTGAATAAAGAGGCGCGCGACATCTCAAGCGAAAAGATGAGAACACCTAAGCCGGCCTGGGCTACGCTCATGGCTACCTGAACCGCGGCCGCGCTTTTTCCCATCGACGGGTTGCCGGCGAGCAAAAATAGTTCCTTGCGCCGGTATCCCCCGGTCATGTCGGTAAGTTTCACCCAAGGGGTTTTCACGAAGGTCGCGGTTTGATGCGGATTTAGAAAACGGTCGAGGCCGCCAGACTGCTCAATCACTTGTTCCAATCCAAGCACCTCGGCGGTCTGCTCTGGCTTGTAGCCGATCTTTGTGAGCGCGTCTTCCGCCAGCGCGATCAGTTCTTTTGAATCGCCCTGAGTTGATACGCAACGGTTGATGAGATTCTGGGACGTGACGATGATTTTTCGAAGCGCTGCTTTCTCGCGGATGATATCCACGTAGGATTCCACGCTGGGCATCTCCGGTAAGCCGGTGTCGAGCGAGGTCAGGTAGGCGATTCCGTCAACCGATTGGAGCTCGTGACGATCATTGAGATAGCTGGCGATGGTGACCCGGTCGATTTCCAGGCCGGTGGCGTCCATCGCATGTAACGCGCCATAGATGCGCCGGTGTTTCTCGAGGATAAAATCATCGGCCGCCAAAAGTTGAAATACTTCGGCGTGCTTTTGGTGCTCTAAAATGATCGAGCCTAAAACCAGCCGCTCCGCTGGCAGGTCGCAAGGTAGGGCTATCTCGTCCAACTGCGCACACTCCTCTTCTAAATCTACGCTTGTTTTTGTTTCCAGGGTGCTTGCCAGGGCTTGCCGGGTGCAAAAATTTCGGGTATTGGACCCTCGCGCGCCCGGGCCGCTGGCTTTTTCGGCGCTCGATCCGCCTCGGCCACGATATCTACAGGCCCGTAGCACTGGCAATGCCGGCAAACTCCACACGGAACTGTTACGAACTCAACTGGACGTATGGTCTTTGTGGGTTCAATCGGTTGCGGTGGATTTGGAGTCTTTTCGGTTTCCCGTTTCTTTCGCTCTTTTGGTTGCTTAACTTCTCGAGCCGCGCGCGCCGGAGCTGATGCGAAGTTTTCCGGTCTGGCCCAGTATCGCTTTCCGCGACCGGCGCTTTCCGATCCGATGAATTGGTAACACTCGGCCTGTACTTTTTGAAGGTCGCTCAGAATTTCAGCCCGCTTCTTCCCGGTGGCCCTCTCGAATTCCTCTATCGTGATTTCGCACGGGACAATTACGATTTGCTTTGTTTCCTTGTCCCATCGCATCGTGCGTTCTACGACGGTTTTGACGACAAGGTACATGCCGTGGTCGCAGGATGCCGGCAGATTCAGGAAGAAGGAGTGAGGGACGGGGATGAAATCGAGGTCGAGGTCCACTTCGCCAGTCTGCCCGCAGCCGCGGCATTTGGCGATACTTGATTGGATATTTTCGGCCCGAGCTGCTATCGAGTACTCGAATCCGCCGCCCGTGACCGCTTTCCTTTGGCGGATTAACCCGTCCATATAGACACCTGGTTGGTCTGGATCTTCTTTGCCGAGTAGGGACGCTATCGCCTGTTCACATCTGCGCCGGGTCACGCCGGCCACGTCGCAGAATCGTTTCCAGGTGACCTTTTCCCAACTCCGGCCGCGGCCCACCGTTGATTGAAGAATTAGCCCGAAACATTTATCCTCGGCGTATTCCAGGTGTCGGGCGAGCCCGCGGAAGAATGCCGGCCTGGTACGGGTCCAGTTGCCGGTTATGCCGGTTTGGATGGATTCTGATGGTGGAACCGGGGCCGTCACTGGTGAATCCCCCAGTTTCTACTTGCCTTCGCTAAATTAGTGTGGTATGGTGACATTGTTCGGTGAGGCTGGATGCGGACTTTGGGAAAAGTTTAACCGCTCCGGCCTTTCTGCTTTTTGGAGTCATTTTCAGACTCACCCACCATACACCCATTCATAGTGTTTCGGCAAGAAGGATTTTTTCTCCCGCAAGCGGTTCTTACGGTTACTTCTTAAAGACAATATAGATAGAGTTTTTAAAAAGGAACTCGGCTGGATGTTTCCTGCTCTTGGACTGGACTATTTTACGAACTGGGTTTTCAGTTTTTGAATAGGAGGTCGGCTGCTGGGTTACGGGTGGGAGGTCCGCCTACTTAGTGGACAGTATGAAGTTTTCTAAGGTTCGATCATTTTTACGGCTGTTGCACGATTGGCAGGCGGGTAGGAGATTCTCTCGGACACTTCTGCCGCCGAGTTTCACAGCTAGAACGTGATCGAGAGTCGAAGCCAGATTTCCGCAGTAGGCGCATAACCCAGCAAATTTATCCATGAGAAATTGGCGATCTTCCGGCTTGATCGGGTCGTATCGGCGCGTTCTTTGAGTCATCCTGTACGAAGGGTTGAGATTTGAGCCTGTTATGATTTCGGGACACGGTTTCAACCTCCATTTTCCAGAGCGTTCAGCAGGGTAGCGATTTTGAAACAATTCAGCCAATTCAATGAGGTCTATACCGGAAGTCTGAAGCCAAAACCAGTTTTTCCCGCGAAGTACATCTTTGACATAACGGGTCGGGAACTTCACGCTTTTGGCGATAGATATGTGATTTTCGCCAGTTTTGTAGCGTACGCGGATGGAGTGAACGGTCGCTTCGGTCAGGACGGCTGAACCGTGATGTTCACCAACTGGGCACAATCCAGCATTCCAAGAGTGTCGGCGGTTATCGTCCTGAGCGGTGTACTCCAGGTTTCCTAATTTTGGATTCGTGCGGTCGCCGTCTTCGTGGTTAACCTCAAAACCTGGCGGTCGCTCGCCGAGAAAAGCAGCGGCTACAATACTGTGGACAGTCAAAGATCGACCTTTACAGTTGCGCCATAGATTCACATACGGGTAACCGTTGTCTCCGATCCGTGGGCGAAGATGTCGGCCTGGAACGGCACCTTTTCCGCCGGCTATCCGCTGAATAGTGCCATCAACGGAAACTTCATAAATGCCCTCGTACCCCGGAACAGCCCTAAAGGTTTCCATTTTCCAACTTCCAGAGGCGTTGCAGTTCCCTTATGAGAGTTACTCTATCAAGCGCATGATGACCCCAGAACCTCTTCCCAAGCTTATGGTGAGAATGAGGTCCGGTTCGGTGGTGATGCCGGCAAAGTGGCAGGGTGAATAAGTCATCCGCCTTCTGTCCCAATCCCCTAACCCCTGAATGCGCCGCCTCGATGGTATACAGCGCGCCACAGACTACGCAGGGCTGGCGTCGGATAAACCGGAGGTAGTCAGAGTGCCGGGTTAGTTTCGGATGCGCTGTAAGGGCTGTATTGGCGACGGCGTAGGCTCTCATCGGGATTTAACCTGGAGCATCTCTTCTATTTTTTGCAACATCGACTCCTCCAGGTTGATAAGTGGCGAGATTTTCAAGGTTCGCATGGCCAATAAAGCCCAGAGGTGAATGATTTCATCTTCAGTAAGTTCTAAGTTGTATAAAAGTATAGGCATTAACGGTTTTTGGGTTTGGGTTGAACGCTGGAAACGGGTTTAGGCTTAGCTTTGCGCGGTGGCATCGGGGGAATTGGTCGCACTACACGAAGGCGGGCCATCTCTATCAAGTATTCCAGGGTCCTCACTATGCGCCAGGGCCGGTTTCCACCTTCAGCTTCGGCGATCTGCCACGTTTTCAAAACGTGATTCTCGATTTCGATCAGATCGGCTTCGGTGGGTGGTTTCATCGGGGAAACTCCCGGACGCGGAGCTTTTGCGGCCACTCATCCCAGTTGCCGCCCTTGGAATCTTTCAGGTCGATATCTCGCCAGCCGTTTTTACGTTGATATCCCGGCCTTGTGCCTACCTGCTTGACGAATAGAGGCACGCCAGCGGATCCGAACTGGTCAACGGTGGATTCGATCCATGCGAGGTCGCACGGCCGCGCCTGCGGGCCGGATTCGCCGCCTACGATACCCCAGTGGACGCCGGTCAAGTCCAGTTCGCCGATGTCTTCGAGTAGAGGTTCTATCGACAAAAATCGAACCGCGGCCGGCGTCTGGCGCAAAAGATCGATCCTGTATTTGTTGGTCTTGTCTTCGACCGATACCCCGAGCCAGACATTATCGAGTGGCCGTTTACCCTGTTCGCTCAAGAGTCCACCGACGCGCCGCCATCGGTTTATTATGTAAGCCCGCTGCCGTTCGGCGCGCTTTGTGAGCACCTGGTACGTGATGTGCCGGGTGACTTCCATCACGGCGAAAACGCGGTCTATCGCCTCATCCGGCAACTGCTCATGGAATAGGTCGCTCATCGAATTGACGAACACACGCCGGGGGGTCTTCCAGTGGAGTGGTTCGGTTAGTTTTGATTCGATCAGTTCGACTTTGCCGGTCCAACGCGGGCCGGAGTCGGTGAGAATGGCGAAGGCTTCGCCGGTTGTGGGGGATCGGCTACCTGGCAGGTTCCTAGCCGCCTGGCGCTCGGCGTAACAGTATCGGCAACCTTCCGAAACTCGAGAACAACCGCGCGTCGGGTTCCAGGTTTCATCAGTCCACTCGATCTTTGTCACCCGCGCCGCCTCTCGCCGCCCTCGTACCCGCTTGGGGTCGCGGTACTGGTCGATTGCAAACTCTGCATATATTTTAAAAACTCCAGATGTCTCAGCCAGGTTGCTGCTCGTAATAAATCCTGCTCTTTTTCAGCATCGTAGAATCCTGAAAGGGCTTCAAAAAGGTCTGCTTGGGGCATGGAGTTCTTATCGGCTGAAGTTTCCCAAAGAAGCACGGATTTAATCCTTTTTGTCTGAATCGAGGCCGGATGCCGGGTTGGGGTCGGAGGTCCGCTTGTCCGCTGTTTCCGGCCAGTCTCCCATAGCCGGGGGATTATGGCCGGTCAGAATCTTGAAGGACTGACGTAAGCTGCTGTCGATAACCGGCAGGCTTGAACGTGCCAGGGCGATTGCCATTGCATGGCGGGATCGCTCCTCTGGGCTTATCATTCGAGGTGTGCTCGCCCATGCGAATATTTCCAGTAGCTCACGTTTTGATTGCTCGAGCCCGGTTACAGCGAGAGCTAGTGCGGTTTGTAGTTCGTTGCTCATGCCTCGTCCTCCGGCCCGTTTTCCTCAGTCGGCAGGCGGACCGCACGACCGAAACCTTGCTCACTGCCTCCCTTCAATCTCCGAATTTCTGCCGTCAACCGCTGGATCATGTCTTGTGGATCAGTCAACGGCTGATCGTCTCCAAATACTTGCTTAAAATTAGATCGCAATGCGGAGACTAAAGAGGCGTAGTCGTGAACTCCGATGCGATGCTGTGGAGTTTTATCGACAATTTCAGACGGTGGTGTTCCATAATACGGGTCCAGGTATGGTTGAGTGTTTGAATCCGGGCTGCCCGCAAGGTCTGGTGTGGGAGGTCCGCCCGCTGGCTGTCGTGAGTTGGCATCGCGCCGGGCCATCCATGCGCGTACATCTTCTACTGATGCTGGCTTCCCGCCGATAAACGCGCCGCCAGAATGAAGATGTCCCGCGTATTCGTTACACGTCTTACGTACTTGATCTCGATCCTTCGCGATTCTCGCCAGTTCACCAAGTAGGTCCCATTGGTCAAGTGGAGCTAGGCCACTCTCTACAGATCCCGGCAGGCTCCATTGTTCGCGCAATGCCGACTCTGAACCGGGCGGTACCGTTGAGCCCAACCTCTGATCTATCTGCCGCTGAACGTATTCTCTTATCCAGACAGGAACTAGGGTGTCGGGATTTTCAGTGTTTGAATTCGGGCTGTCTGCGAGGTCTGGAGTGGGAGGTCCGCTTGTTGGCAGCGGAGTGTGGATCAAGGTCTGGTATTCTTGGTCACTAAAAAGCACGAAGTCGGCGCCGATACAGCCCACCGGAATCTCTGATGGCGATCCTAAATGGGTTTTGACCCTCCGGATTCGGTGTAAATATTTCCCGCGCAATCCCGACTCTGAACCGGGCGGTACCGCTGATGCCAACGACACCTCCAACTTCTTCACGCGCTGATTCAGATTCTCTGCCAACTCCCAAATCGAATGTACGGTACCGGGCTCCATCAGTACACCCCCTCCTTAAATACCTGAATTCCGCCCGTGATCGCCAGCGCGCAGATATCCCGGCTGGTGGGTTCTAGCTCGATTCCCTGACTCCTGGCGTATTCTTTCGTCAACTTCCAGGCATCGACCGATGCAAAGAGTTGCTTAACGAGAGTCCGCGATTGCGGAGTGCTCAAAGTCGGTGCGGCTGGCATGACTGAAACTGGGACCTTGCCATTGGTCCGGTTTGTGATAGACCGTGGGGCAATTGTGCTAGGAACCGGGCGTCTCGTTTCTTCCTCCGAAGGCGGGGCGCTCGGTTGTACAATCCTCTCCACTTTCCATTGCGCCTGATTTCCTTGCCCGATGGTTTTCAGAAGCGTGAACGGTTCGCCTGGGCCGGCGTGGAGCTTCTGGATTTCATCGTGAGCCACTGGTGGGACGAAGAGCGCGTTTCCGCCCACTAGGGTGTACATGAAATCGATTCCACTTCGGCCTGGCTTCTCTTTGGCGGAAGGGTAGAGCAAGTTTACAGTTAGAGGCTTGTTGGGTTCTGGTCTGATTATCACGCGGTGTCTCCTTTGGGTTTGAATTCGGGCGCGTGCGGGAATTTTGGGCCAGAGGTCCGTTCGTCGGCGTTCCAGATGGCAAGCGCTACGGCGAGTTGAGCCGGCGTCGGTAATGGTCGCCCGCTGTGCTCGGGGGCGTGCAATTGGAATTCAAACTCCTCCTGGAATGAAGGTAGCGTGCCCGGTGCGACGCTTACATAGTCCAGCCCATTATCGATAGCCGTTTTCGCCAGTTCGATTATTTCATCGAGGGTCCAGGGACTTCCGCGCTCGGGTATTTCCGAACCTGCGGAAACAGACGCGGCGTCGGCTTCGTCGTCTTCACATTCGCGCTCGATATAGAGACCCTGCAACCTTCCGCCATAAATGCCCTTCATCATGCCGCTGTATTCGTACCCATTCGGATACTTGACATTGCGCTCCACGATCTCGATGAAGTCTCCGTCGATGCTGGCGAAAACATCCAACTGGTAAACGTCGCAGAGTTGTTTGAATGAGCGGGCAAAGTCCCGTATTTGTTTCGCGCGGGCAGCGGTTACGAGCTCATGTTTTTTACCCGGCGCACGGTTGCCTTCGCGCAATGCCGAGTCCGAGTCCGTAGCGACTGACGCGGCCAACTTCTGAGCTTTCTTGGGTGGCGTACCCAGACTATTAAATTTTCTTTTAGACACCAAAATCCTCCCGATGCATCCTATTCTCCTGAATCTGATTGAACAGCTTTTGCCCTTCGTCTCTGGTCATTGACGCGAAAACAGACTTCGGAACGGGCCATACATTAGCTAGCGTATCTTCGACGAGTACGCCTCTTCCGTCGCACGCTTCGCACTTGCGTTCAACAGTGGGGCCGTTGCCGCCGAAGAATCCAGCGCCGGAGCATCCCTGGCAGGGGATTTCAAAGGTCACTTTGCATCCTCCAGTTTTTGAACGCGGGAGTCGAGCCGGATGACAACCGGAGTGAGAATGGCGACGATACCGGCCAGCATTTCAAGGCGGTTGTCTAAGCGATCGATGCGGGCCGTGA